GTCGTGAGACGTTCAGGGTCGAGGTCGACAAGTCGCCCGTCGGAGTCTTCTGTAGCATCATCACCGGAGACCCAGACATCTCGGCCGTGGAGCGGTTGCTTCTGGCACCGATCGTCGACGCCGCGTTCGACGCCACGATCGCGCCGCGCGTCTGGGCACCCTTCAACACCCAGGCGACGGCGATCCGAACGGAGTTACTGCCGGCCATGCACCTGTGGCTCGGCGTGGGTCGCTACGATGACATCTTCGCGTCATTTGTCACTCAGCGGATCATGTGGGAGCTCGGCTACGTCGTCCGGTTCGGTAACCCAACCGCCCACCAGAACCGCAACCCGCACAACCTGCTGCGAGACCTCAACGATGAACTCTTCGGCTACCGCAACGCGCTCTGGATTACCGACCAGCTCAGTGAGATCAATCTCTCAGGAACGAAAAACGTCCTTGAGATGACACATCTGATCTATCAACACTTCAACGTTCTACGCACGTCTACCACTACTGATATCACGCCCTACCGGATGATCCGCGGTATGCAGACGTGGCTGGAAGACATCCGGCGGCTGGGCTACACCTGGGAGGGTGCAGGTGCGTAAGACGGCACTGATCACGGGAGGTGCCGGCTTCCTGGGCCGACACTTCGCCGACGAGCTCGAGTCTCGTGGTTGGGACGTCATCACGATTGACGTCGTGGGTACCACCGGCTTCATCCCGCTGTTCGGTAAGACCAGTCGACTGCATCTCGTCGAGGATGTGCGTCAGTTCTTTCGACGCGACGTCGCTTACATCGACGCCGGCCGACCACTCACACCGTATGACCTGGTTATCCACTGTGCGGCGAAGAACCCACACCGTGCGGCGATCGACTCCGAACCGATGAACCTCACCTACAACATCGAACTCGACGCGGCGCTGTTCAACTGGGCACTTACAGCGAGGCCAAAGAGTCTCGTGTACGTCTCCTCGTCGGCGATCTACCCGGTCGGCCTACAGATGCGACCCGAGTCGACACTCCGGCTCAGAGAGACCTTCGCGGGACCTCGACACGCCCAGTACCAGCACACCCCGGACGGACCGTACGGCTGGACCAAGTTGACCGGTGAGCACATGGCGGAGGCGTACCGGGCGGTCGGTGGCGCGGTCACGATCATCCGACCGTTTTCCGGCTACGGTGAAGACCAGTCAACAAACTTCCCGTTCAATTCACTGGTGCACAAGGTGCTGCGCGGTGATGAACCCATCGAGATCTGGGGCAACACCCAGCAGTCACGTGACTGGATTCACGTCGATGACCTCGTGCGTGGCACCCTCGTTCTCGCTGAGAAGGGTGAGTTCGGACCCGTCAACGTCTGCACCGGTCGCGGCACATCGATGACCGAGCTGGTTAAGATCGCTGCAGAGCTCGAGGGGCGTGCGGTCTCGGTCGTCGGTAACACGGACAGACCGATGGGTGTGTACTCGCGGATCGGACACCCGGGTGAGTTCTTTAAGCACTACGAACCGCAGGTGACACTCGTCGAGGGTGTTCGTCGAGCCGTTGAGAGTTGGAGAAGGGAGAATGACGATGGGTGATCTTCTCGAGCAGATGCTAGCCGTCCAGCGATCGTTTCAGCGGTCACTGGGACACAACGTCGGGTGGATGTCCACCGCCGAGCGGGTGAAGTACATAAAGGACATGTACGTCGCCACGGTGCAAGAGCTGGGTGAGGCACTCGACGAGACGTCGTGGAAGCCGTGGGCGAAGGGCGACGCGAGTGTCAGTGACGACGCGCTCTTCGCCGAACTGATCGACGTCTGGCACTTCGTGATGAATCTGATGATGGTCGCGAAACCACTTCTCACCAACGACGAACTCGCCGCGCTCATACACGCGAAATACATGGAGAAGCAGGGCATCAACCGACAGCGTCAGGCCGCGGGCTACGACGGTAAGAACAAGTGTCCGCGCTGCGGTCGCGCCTACGATGACAGCGCCATCGGTTGCGAACTTCGGGTCGACGGTAGCTTCTACTTCTGCGCCGAGACCGGTATGACGTACCGGTTCGAGTCCTAATCCCTGATACGATCAGACGGTGTCTTACCGCGCGATCGACGTCATGGGGTTTGCGGGAGGATTCACCCTAGGTGTCACGCAGGCGGGATTTCAACTCGTCGGAAAGCGTGAACTTAAGGGTGGGTTCGGCGTCCCCAACTGTGAGGCCAACCGCGAGCTGCTCGGATACCAGTGGCGAGCAGAGGTCGGTTCGGCCGAGACCTGGACAGTTCCAGTCGGCGGCGCGGAACTCGTGTTTGGAAACCCGCCCTGCAGTGGCTTCTCCGTGATGTCGGCGAAGCACTTCCGTGGTGCGAACTCGCCGATCAACGCCTGCATGTGGCACTTCGTCGAGTACGTCGCTCGTGTGATGCCACAGATCGCCATCTTCGAGTCCGTCCAGATGGCGCGGACACGACCCGACGGACTGGAGCTGATGCGTGCGCTTCATCATGATCTCGAGACGCGAACTGGTCAACAGTGGGATCTTCACCACGTCAGGCACAACGCGTACGCGCTGGGCGGTGCGGCGCAGCGTCGGCGCTACTTCTGGGTCGTCTCACGTGTCCCATTTGGGGTGGAGCGATTCCCGCTGCGCGGTCTGCCGACTCTTAACGAGACCATCCAGGACCTCGACGGACTCGCGCTAACCTGGTCCGAGCAACCGTACCGGCGACCGGCCACGTGGTGGTCAGAGGACCGTAGAAGTCCCACTGGAGCGGTCGACGGACACGTGACGGTCAAGAACCCACTGACCCGGCGGATCGATGACCTCATCAAGACCGTCGGGTGGCCAGACGGTCGGTCGATCGCTGATGTGGCACGCACCTACTATGAGAAGCACAGTCGACTACCGGACTCGTTCGCGGCCACCGCCGAGAAGATCATCAAGAACGACTTCAACATGGGTTTCACGACACCGATCCGCTGGACGGGCACGAACCCCGCACGCGTCATCACCGGAGGCTCACTTCTCACGGCGATCCACCCATTCCTCGATCGAACACTGACCCACCGTGAGGCCGCACGGGTCATGGGATTCCCAGACGACTGGCGCCTGTGGCCACTTCGCAACCAGTCGGGTCTTCTCATGACACACGGCAAGGGAATCACCGTCGACTGCGGTCGCTGGATCGCCACGTGGGCTCGCAGCGCACTAGATGATCAACCCGGTGAGATCAGAGGTGTTGAGATCGGGGAGCGAGAGTATGACGTCAACCTCACACACGCGTATCGAGACCTGGTAGGGTCAACTGGTTAAGAAAGATATCTGATCTTGGAGGATCGATGACCGATCAACTGGAGGGTGAGGCGCCACGGCCACACGGCCGTCCTCGTCCCGCCGAGGTGGTACAGCGCGACGACCAGGTGCTCGCCTACCTCGAGCAGCAGCGCGATGAGACGGGTGGGTACGTCGGTCGGACGCGCAAGGAGATCGCCGAGGGGTCGGGTGTCGACGAGAGCAAGATCTACCTATCGCTCTACCGGCTCGGGCACGACGGCAAGATCTTCCGCGGTGAGGGCCACAAGTGGGCGGTCAAGACGGACTAGGTTCCTCCGCTCGACGGCGCAAAACTGGGATCGGTTCCGCGAGGTGACCGATCCCAGTCTTCTTGTAGAATCGAGTAGAGAGGAAGGATCGCGTGAGTGAAACTTCAGGCCGCGCTTACGGTCACCCGAGACATCCTATCAATGGTACTCGGAACCTTCATCGCCGTGAACGAGGAGCTGACGGGACACATCCACGCGGAGCTGCTACTCCTAGCCACGGCACTCCTCGGTCTACCCAGTGGGGTCGCGGTCGTCCAGCTGGCTCGTGGCAAGCCCACAATCCCTGGTACTCAGTCGGAGTCATCGGTGTCACAGCCGTCATCGCCGCACTCGTAGTGGTGTTCATCATGCGCGACGTTATCTGGCACTTTCTAGGAGTGCGATAGTGATGGTTCCCGCGAATCGTGGTCTGATCTACGTCACCGTCATCTCACTGGCGATGGGACTCTTGGCCATCGCCAACTCGATCTTCTACACGGATCACGTCGCCGAACAGAATGAGCGAAAGTGGTGCGCGCTAGTGTCGCAGCTGGATGACGCATATCGCCAGCAGCCACCGACGACCGTGACCGGTAGGCACATCGCGGCCGACATTCACACACTGCGCATCCAGTTTGGCTGCGGCTAGGAGGACAGCGTGACCAACGCACCGGCCGACCTACTCGGTCTCCGCACCAACCTGATGAGCACGACCGGCATCACCGACGCGTCCGCACTGGGTATCGTCGGTGACGCCGCCCACGCCGCGACCGGCGGCTACCACGAGGGAAAGACGGATCTCGTCAACGCCGGTGTGTTCAACACCGACTACTCCGTCCGGTTGACCCGCGACCGCAACGGCTGTACCGAGTCCGCATCCGCGATGGACATCGGCTACCAGTGGCCACACGGCGGGAACGCGGCGTGGCTGCGGTTCAACAACATGCTCGTCTCGTATCTTCACGCCAACGACGCGCGACTCTCCGCGGTGCGAGCCACAAACTACACCCCAGACGGCACGACGAAGCTGCGGACCGACCGAGAGTCCGGCTGGTCCGTGGTCTCCTCGTCGGATGTCGTGAACATCCACACACACATCGAGTGGTACCGCGACACCGAGGGCAACCGCTCTGCGTCACTCTCATTCATCAACGCGATGGCCCAGGCCGCGGTGGCCGGTCACACAAACGTAGGAGGACCCATGGCAGACACCGACATCCCGGGCACGTTCCACGCGGCGAAGAACGGCGACAACTGGGGCAACGCTCTCGTCACCGGCGCGCAGCCGGCGAACTTCGAGGGTGGCGACGGTAAGATCTACCAGACGACCAACGTCCTGCACCAGAAGCTCGATGCGATCAAGACGAAGACCGACACGATCGCACCGCAGATCGCGACGCTGACCGACGCACAGGTCACGGTTATCGCCAACCAGGTGGCCGCGTCGCAGGCCGCCCAGTTGACGGCCATGTCGGCCCGCGTCGACGTCATCATCGACAAGCTCAACGCGATGGCACAGGCCATCATCAACACCACCTCGTAGGAGTCTTCATGAAGATCTTAGGTCGCGAGCCGGCGCTCTGGCTCGCACTCGTCGGTGCGCTCGTGTCGTTCCTCAGCACGTTCGTACTTCACCTATCGATCGACCAGGTCGGCTCGATCGACGCGGCCGCGGCACTCGTGCTCGGACTCATCACCGCGTGGATGACGCACGACGGCCTCTCGGCCGCGATCCTCGGACTGGTACACGGCGTCGTCGCACTCGCGATGTCGTTCGGTCTCCACTTCACGACGGGTGAGCAGACGATCTTCTTCTCACTGGTCGCAGCGATCGTCGCGATGTTCGTTCGGACGCAGGCGACGGCACCGGTATCGGCCGGCGAGGTCTGATCCAGTCTGTGATGGGGCGAGAGTCATCAAGCATCTCTCGTCCCATCGTTGTACTTTCACGTGATAACCTGTTACGATAGACAGGTAGGGCACGCTAGAGAGAAGAGATAGAGATGAGCTACGAGGCCGAACTGGATGACCGTGACTGGGACAACGAGGACGACGAGCACGTCTACGACATCCTCAATCTCCGCTGCGCGGACTGTGGCACCGAGTTCGACGACGAGGGCGAGCTCATGGAGCACTCCGAGACACATGAGGAGGGGTAACTGACGTGAGCCGCTCCGGTCGTGGTAAGCACATCCACAACAAGCAGCGCACGTGGCAGACGAACGACCTGCCATCTCGTTGTGTGCACTGTCGGCGGTCGTGGGACACCGTGATCGTACACGGTCAACCACACTGCACCGAGCACCGGCTTGAGTGCAACTGTAGAGAGGAAGAGACGTGAGGAAGTTTCGCGTTCACGGATACCAGGTGATGTCGGTGACGATGATCGTCGAGCTGAGTGACGAGGAACTCGAGACGCTGGCGGCCGATCGCGAGGTCACCGTCGACCAGCTGGACGAGGACGACCTGCGCGACACGGTGTTCGAGCTGGCCGACGGTGAGGGCATCCCGAGCCTGTGCGCGCAGTGTACGGGATGGAGGCAGTCGTGGTCCCGTGACGAGGAAGAACTTGACTTCTGCGACGAGGACCCCGAGCTCGACTACCGGATGGAGGAGATCACCGGTGAGTGACGAGAAGCGAGAGCACGTCAGTCCACTCGACATCGACTTCGATCGACTGATCGAAGAGATGCGTCAACCCGAGACGATGGGCACGTACGTCCGTGAGCTCATGGATGAGTCTTACCGCGCCGGTCGGGACAACGTCATCACCGAGGGACCGGCGCGTGCGGCGCTCCTCGACGGCTACTCACACTGGTTGGATCGTGCGGATGATCTCCGTGAGAGCCAGGTCGGACGCACGATCAGTCGAGTGATCGCGGATGCATTTCGCACCTGGGCCGATGCGTGCCGTCCGACACCGAAGCCGACCCTGGACCAGTCGACCAGTGAGGAGGTTGCCGAGCTTCAGGAGGTTCTGGAAGACACGCCGGGTCGACACTCGGTCGACTGAGTCACCTACACGAGAGAAACTTGATGAGTAACGTCATAGTCTGGGCGCTGGCGATCCTCTTGGCACTGGCGATCCTCTGGTGCGGAATGCAGGTGTGGCAGTGAGAGATGTGATCATCTTCATCATCGTGATCGCGGGTGTACTCGCAATCATCTTCCTCCTCGCGGCGATCGGAGTGAGCCTCTTCTCTCTGACGAGATAAGATCACTCAAAAGAATCTTGCACACGGCGGTGTACATAAGCACCGCCGTGTGGTATGATGAACTGGTCGGGCGGTACGGACCGCCCAAGAGATCGGAGAAGTAGAGATGACACAGTTCAGCGCTCGCACCGCACCCTGGATGACCCTGGGCACTCTCGTTGAGGAGCCCGTCGACGTCGCGCACGCCGTCAAGCTCGGTGGTCTTGACTTCACCGTCAGCCTGCGAGACATCCAGTTCAACCAGACGGTCGACCCGGACGCGGATCCCTCCTGGGCACCGGCACCGACGCGCAAGGCCGTCGTCCGCGACGACACCGACGAGTTCTACGACATCGTCTCCGCCGACTACGGCGTGGTTCAGTACGGCGAGGCCGTCGATTTCCTCTCGCAGCTGAACCCGAAGATCACCGCCGCGGGTACGCTCAAGGGAGGTCGACAGGCCTTCATGGTGGTCCAGCTGACCGACCTCGAGGACGTGACGATGCCGTTCGAGGATGAGCACAAGCTCTACACCGTCGTTCGGACCTCACACGACCGCTCGCGTGGTGTCGAGTGCTCGGTGCTGCCACTCCGCGGAAAGTGCATGAACCAGCTCGGTGTTCGCAGCTTCAGTCAGAACGCGCTCCAGCGCTGGTCGATCACTCACGTCGGCAACGCGGCCGGCAAGCTACACAACGCCGAGCAGCTGGTCCAGCGGGTCAAGGACTATCACAACGACTTCGTCAACACGGCGGACCGCATGTACCGAACGGTGATCGACGTCACCGATGCGGACAAGATCTTGCATCGTGTCTTCCCCGCGACGAAGGCAGAGACCAGCAAGAACGAAGAGGTCATCGCGAAGGTGCTCGACATGTGGCAGCACCGCGACGAGACGGTCGGCTTCGCCGGTACCGGCTGGGGTCTGTTCAACGCCGTGTCGGAGTACATGGAGTGGGAGCGCACGGGCGCCGGTCGCACCGCACAGTCCCAGTTCCTGGGCGCGCTGGAGGGTTCGACGCGCAAGGCACTCGACCAGACCGCCGCTCTGATCTTGATGCGTACCTGAGCTACGATCTCACAGATGGCACCGTTGGTTCGATACCGGCGGTGCCCCTCTGTGTGCTCTGGGGAGGTCTCAGAAAGGTACATTACGGTCAAAAGATCTTAAGAAGAAAGTTTGCTCGAGTCTCTTTCACCTGATACGATAGACAGGTAGGACAAACTAGAGAAGAGAGATTGAGATGAACGAGGACATCACCTGGCAGGTCGGGGACATCGTGTTCGCCCACATCACGGGCGTTCTGGCGACGCAGCACTTCAAGATCACGAACATCGACCTCGAGGGTAAGAACGGGATGCCGGTCGCGGATCTCGTCGCCGTCGGACCGAACACGGACAGTGCGAACGAGACCGGTCACCGCTGGCAGTACCTCGAGCGGCTCCAGTTCCTCGGTCGCGGCGAGGACTTCGAGCGGCAGCTGGATCTGATCGTCGAAGACGAGCAGAAGTCAGAGCCCGAGTCGACCGAGACCTTCCGCGCCTTCCGCGAGCGGCTGGGCCTGTCCCGTCGCGAGGTGCAAGAGGCCGCAAGCGTCTCTGGCTCCGCACTGTGGCGGATCGAGCAGAACGACGGCGGCACTCCCGAACAGCGCACGGCGGTGTGGGACTTCTTGATCGGCTTCGAGACCGAGCACCCCGAGGGCAAGTCGAAGGCCACCGTAAAGAAGACATCAAAGTCCCTAAGTATCTCGACACAGATCTTCGCCCAGCGCATCGATCGGGCGATCGCCGAGCTGGACGTGCAGATCGCCAAGGCCACGGCCAACAAGACGAGCACGAAGGGTCTCAGGGCCATCAAGGTGATCCTCGAGGGCACGGTGTCGGAGTGAGACGCTACCCAGCTCGCTACCGCTGTGGTCACTGCGGTCAAGATGACTTCACAGTGAAGGATGCCATCGGTTCCGCTCGACCCGATCTTAAGTCACCCGGCACGTGCCCGTCGTGTAGGTTCGGTGTCCTGATCAAGATGCACTGGAACGGCTTTCGCTGGTGCTAGATCTACGATCACAGCAGGTCGGTGGGCGGCCGATTTACATCCGCCCATCCTCCTGGTAGGATCACACTATCACAAGTTAAGAGAACGACCCAGGAGATGAGAGATGACGAACCCAGATCCGCGGATCGAGAAGATCCAGAAGCTCCTCACCATGGCCGAGCGCGGTGTCACCGAGGCCGAGCGTGAGTCCTTCCAGGCCAAGGCCAACCACCTCATGGTCCAGTGGGAGATCGACGAGGCATCCCTCACCGCCGCCGGCGTCGCACGACTCAAGATCGAGGACATCGTCACCATCAGGCTACAGCCCGAGGGTCCCGTCACATACGGGTACGAGTACAGCGGGATCGGCGGTCTCGTGGCAGACGCCCTAGGTATGCGCGGCGCGCACAGCAAGGTGTGGAGTCAGGGTCGGTACCGCGACGCACTGACCGTCGTCGGCTTCGAGTCTGACGTGCGTCGCTTTGAGCTCCTGTTCCGCTCACTCGAGCGACAGTGCACCACCGCGATGACCCAGTGGGCCAAGACCGGTCTCCACTCGTGGATGTCCGGCACCCAGAAGTTTCAGGCACGTCGCGGCTTCATCACGGGCTTCGCGAACATGGTCGCCCAGCGGCTGACGATCCTCCGGCAGTCACAGCTGGCCGAGCACACTCAGACGCACGGGACCGGTGCCGCGCTGGTACTGGTCACGCGCAAGGACCGGGTGGAGCAGCACGTCATCAGCCTAGGTTGGGGTACCGCCAGGGCGCGATCGTATGACGCTAACGGCGCACGCGCCGGTCGCGACGCCGGTGCACGTGCGGACATCGGACAGAACCGCTTCGGCACCGCCGCTCGCGGTGCCGTCGAGGCGTAAGAGGAGACGAGAGATGAACGGAACTCAGGCGAAGAGGCTTCGCGAGTCACTGGATGCGGTGCTCGCGAAGCTGGACACGGAAGAGTCACGTGACGAGTTCATGGGACTCGCCCCGTGGCTCGTGCGGCTGGGATCCAGCGAGGTCGACAGTGACGACGCAAAGTTCGTCGTACGTCGCTGGATAAGCGATCATGATCACGCGCAGCGTTCGGCGCTCGAGTCGGACCAGCTTCAGATGCGGGTGGTGGACTGATGCCGCAGATCCCGCACAACTACGCGGAGGCACGACGGCTCGCAGATGAGGCACGTGCCCGCGCGTTCATACGTGTTGACCAGCTTCGCGAGATGGAGCGTAATCACCGCGACGCACAGGAGCGGCTACCTCGTCACGCGCGGCCGCAGCACCACACGCCGTTCGACCTCGCTGTGAATAAGCGTGTCGACAACGACGCGATCTTCAAGGCGGCCGTCGCCGACAACCGCTGGTACATCGACTACGCGACGATGTACGCACAGGGCGAGATCCTCAACCTGCTGCGAGACATCGTTATCCAGGTGAAGGACCTCAAGTGACTACTTCCACGAAGACGTGGAGCCCGGCGGACGGCGGTGCGTGCAGCATCGCCGACCCCGAGCTCTTCTTCCCCGAGGTCTACGACGATAACGCGGACATCGAGGTGCCATCACGTGTTAAGTACATGTGTGAGGTTGTCTGTCCGTTCGGCCGTGACGGTAGCTGCCTGAAGTGGGCGATGAATAACGACGCGTACGGGTTCTGGGCGGGAACGTCACGCTATCAGCGCAACCAGCTGGGTCGGGACCTGCGACGCGTTCGGTGTCCGGGATGTCGATCTGACGCGATTATGGTTAACGGACGCGGTCAGATCTGTCTCTCGTGCGGAATCAGCTGGATGGTGTGACGTGTTCGGTCTCTTCATCGTCTGCGTGATCGGCGTCATGGTGATGCTCGTCATCTTCATGCTGTGGAGGTACTAGAGCGATCGCTCGATCTCATACGCGCGTGTCCACGCATCCCACCACTTGTGCGCGTGTGTGTCGTACGTCAGAGTGCTGGCCACCTCTCGAACCTGGTGTGACATGTCCGTACGAAGCACGGTGTCGTCCAGCAGTCGTCGCGTCTGCCGATAGAAGTCACGCTGGTTCGCGGCCAGTAGACCGATGCCTCGTCGTGCTATTGCCCTGTACTCGGCGCGCGGACTTATAACCGGTACGACACCAACGGACGCATACTCCAGTGGCTTCAGCCAGGACTTGGCCTGGTTGAACAGCGTGTCCTTGAGCGGCGCCAGTCCAACTCCGAGGTCCGCGAGTCGAAGTGGATACTCACTGATCGGCGCGTTTCCGGGCTGTGTGATCTCCTGATCATCACGGAGTCGCAGTACCGGCTTGACGCCGCGTGGATCACCGATGTGAGTGAACGCGTAGCCGTCATCGACCAGTCGTGTCACAGCCGTGCCCAGCTCGACCAGGTCGGGTCGGTGAGAGTAGAGACCACCGGCCCAACCAAACACCTTGTGATCCTCGTGTGGAATGCTGAGGTATGACGCGGGAACGTAGTTCGGTAGCACCGCACAGCGACCGTGTCGTGCGTAGCGCTGACGAAGTGCGTCTGATGTGCACACCACGAGTGTCGCCTCGGCGCACGCTCGCTCGGTGTTCTTCCACGAGTGCTCGGACGTCCCGGCCCGCTGATGCTTAGGATGCATCACCTCAAACGCGGGATTGGAGGGATCAAGTGACGAGAGGTCATCATCGATCTCTACCACGACGGCCACACCACTCTTACGAATGATGGGCACAGCATCGGCGAGAAACCGGTGTGTTAGGCGCTGAAACACCATCACATCGGCGTCTTGTGGAATGTTCACCGCCTCGATCTGACCCGTCGTCACGTTGACCTCGGCGGACAGCGACAGCGTTGGGTCGTTACGTTGACTGGGTAGTACGATGCGCACGTCGTGACCACGATCACGGAGAACGGTCGCGGGCCAGATCATGCGGTAGTAGCCGCAGCCGGTTAGGTCGGCGGGATAGACGTACACTCTCACGCGAGATCACCCTTTCCCGGTTTACCGGACGTGTTACCGCCGTCGTGGTGCCACACCCACGTGATCTGGTTGGTGTGCGTGAAGTGCGCACCCAGTGCGCGCATGCGTCGGTAGAAGCCCCAGTCTTCATAGTGCTCTGTCGTGTCAAAGCGTGCGTGTCTCGCGATGTGCGTGCGACACAGCGATGTGATCGGGATGTACGACATCTTCTCCAGTAGGTCGGGGTCGAAGGGCTGTCCCGGACGTCCCCACTCTTCACGTGTGGGAATCTGACGACCGACTGGGTCAAGAACACAGCAGGCCGTGTACACAACATCCCAGGTCTCAGACTGCGCCGTCTGAAGTAAGATCTCGAGATGCTGAGGTAGAAGCTCGTCGTCATCGTCTAGCCACGCGATCCACTGTGTGTTCACGACGTCCAGTGCGCGATTTCGAACCGATGCGGCACACTCACCGTCTCGAGCGGTCATGATGATGACCTCATCGGGTAGCCACGTCTGCGCCTTCACGGATGCCAGTGCACGTCGAAGCTTATCTGCACGCGGTAAGATGTGTGGAATGACCACAGTCACACTCATACCGGCGACACTACCAGCGACTGGGTAACCCACTGGTGTTTCCTCCGTGAACCGAGTAGTGCCAGGTGATCAGCGGCGTGTGTGCGAACTGCGCACCCTGCGCGATGCAACCGAGAAGAAAGTTCCAGTCCTCACCGGGCCAGATCTCGTTAGCATCGGGATGCGGTCGAAAGCCAACCGCTCTCGCCAGCTCGGTCTTCACCACAACGTTCATCGTCGTGTGGTGTGGATCGTTCACATCCATCTGCCTACCGCGGTGTGTCGGGAACGGATCGTTGCCGCTGAACCACGACCAGAGGTAGTCAGCACCGGTCTCCTCGGCGAGGTTCAGTAGTATACCGAGGTGCTCGGGATACCACCAGTCATCATCATCGAGGAACGCCGTCCAGTGAGTCTGGACACGGTCAAGGCCGGCCTGGCGGGTTACCGCTGCACCGCGCCTGTCGGTGTCCCAGGACACGTTGAGGGCGGTTGGTTGCTGCATCTGCGTGGACACCGACTCGACGGCGCGCATGAGCATGCCGTATCGCGGTTGGATCGTCGGAATGACGACCGTAACGTCACGTCTCATGTGCACATCCAGATCTGATACGTGTAGCGCTTACACTCCAGCAGCTCACACGTGCCGAAGTCCCAGCCTGCCTCGTGAATCATCTCTGCGATACCCGACTGGTCCCACTCCCACAGGTGCTCGTCATTGTTGTAGATGCCGTTCTCTGTATCGGGTGTCGACAGCAGGAGGTGATCAGCACACTGGCGATACAGCCGCAAGATCTCGGTAGGATTCTCGAGGTGTTCGATCGTCTCGGTGCAGACCGCGAGATCATACGCGCGACACGGTCCTGGGCTGATGTGTAGTGGTAAGGTGTCCTCGATAGAACCGATCACATCGAGTGCGACGTCTGTGCGATGCACCAGCGAACCCAGTGTCACGCGCCGTAGTGGCACGCGCGCCGCGATGCCCTGCGGTATCGCCGCGTCACCGCACGATAGGTCGATCAGTCGCTCGGCCTTGATGGCTCGTGCGAACTCGGCGCCGACATCGATGGTGCGCTGCACACGCGTGACGTGCTCTTCCCAGTGCCAGTGGTTGTACGGCTGCGGATAGAGTGCGAGTCGCTCTTCTTCACTGACCGTGCGAAGTCGCCGGATCACGCCGGCACCGCCCGATGCACCTGGAAGATTCCCTCACGCTGACTGGACACAACCCTGAAGCCACAGATCTCCAGCATGTGGACGTAACCGGGCATGTCCCACGCCCAGTTGTGACAGCCGTCGATGTTGCCCTCGTGCTCCATCCACGGTGAGGAGCAGACGACCTGTGCGTCACGCGCGCGGATTCGTCGCAGCATCTCATACGGTTCCTCGAGGTGCTCGAGAACCTCGGTGATGACGTAGAGATCGGCGGGTGCGACATCATCCCAGCACTCGACGAAGTTCAGTCGCTGACAGTTGAATAAGACACCGCGCTCGAGCCAGCCTTCCTCGTTGCTCGGTTGGAAGTCATAGCCAGAGATGTCGATGTTGGGATGCGTGATCAGTCGCGAGATCAGTCCGCCGTCGCCGCACCCCAGGTCGACAACGCGCAGTGGCGCAGAGAGGTGCGGTCGATCTACGAGCGCATCGATCACGTACTGCAGTGCCCAGTACAACCGTGGTTGGTGGATTGTCTGGTCGATGTGGGGTGCGCGCTCGCGGTGCTCATGGAACTCGAACGTTGAGACCTCCGACCGTCCGGGTGCGAAGCGCCGGTACTCGTAGCCCGTCACCACGCACTCCTCGCCGCGATCACACGTGATACGTCAGAGGCGAAGTTGACGCGCTGATACACCGTATATGCCTCGGCGTCGCGCACGTACATCGATCCGTCGTTGACGCGCTTATAGCCGTCGTCCCAGTCAGACTTACCGGCGACCGGGTGCATGTGTTCCAGGATGACATCAGAGCAGTAACCGAGCGCGTTGAGCGCGATGCCCAGGTCCTTCCAGAAGTTGTCGACGTAGAGGTGCGTCAGCATCGGCGGCGCCATGAATCCCAGCGTCTCGACGATCCGCGCATCCAGTGCGACGGCCGTCGGTAGGTTGGCGCCCTGGATGAGATCGTTCCCATAGGCGATGCCCCGGATACCCTGTGCCAAGGCTCCGAGAGTTACATCCCACTCGGAGGTACGCGGCACGTGATCATCACCCATAAAGCCGAAGACGTCGATCCAGCGTTGGTGCGTCGGCGTGTTCGCACGCGCGACGGTGTTCATGATGTCGACGATCGACATCCGTGCGTTCTGCACGAGCCGAAACCGGTCTCGCCACCGTGTCTCTGACACCACGTCGTAGTAGTCCATCAGCCGCGGATCGTCATCGTCGACGCAGAAGACGAACCTTGTGTCCGTGTTTCCGATCGTCGCGTCCACGGCTCGCATCAGACGCGCCACGTTCTCGGGTCGTCCCCGTGTCGGTACGATGTAGAGAGATCTCATAGACCGATCGTAACCTACGCGATCTGCTCGTAGGAAAAGATGCAGCCCTTTAGGAGGAAGGACGTGTTCGCCGACGATGAACCCTGCGCAAACTGCATCTTCCACGTACCAGGTGTCACACCGCACAGGATGTGTCCGTGAATGTGCTCGGTCGACGCGGTGCTAAAGGTACCCAGACCAAACGTCGCAGCGGTGGCGTTCTGGATGATCGTATTGTAGAAGGTGCCGCTCGTGTTCACACCGCTGATCTGCGCGTCGGTGGAGCAGTTGGCCGGCTGCACACCCTGTGCTGCCAGTTGTCCCGTCGATGACGTCGTAATGAGATATGCCGAGAAGCGCCAGCGAGAGTTGGCCGGAAGCGGGATCGAAAAGCCAACCGCGGAGGGCGTGGTGTTGGCGACGTCGGCAAACGTGACGTTTGACGTCCACGACTGGTCCAGTGTTGTGACGATGTTACACTTCTGAAGCAGCCAGTTCGTACCGTTGAAGTACTCGTACGTCGGCGGATTCTGATCGGCACGAATGGAGAACTCACCGGTGGCCGGAGTGGGATTGCGTGCCGACCTGTCGGCCGCCGACAGGTATCGCTTCACCAGTCGAGACTCGATACCCGATCCAGAGCCGTTGTTGACGGTCGCTGTGAGGTGTGTCACGACGTCATTCAGGTCGGTTCCGACGGGAAGTAGGATCTGCTGGTCGGTGGTCAGTGTGGTCACACGTATCTCCTACTGAATGATGCCGACAGTCGCGGTGTCGGAGAAGCGGAATCGTCTGCACGTCAGTGTCGTGGTGCTGCGAGCGGACACACCGTAGTTGATCGTCTCAACCACGACCGTGTAGTAGACACCCTGATAAGACAGCTGAATGACGTCACCCTGGTCTATGAACGGTAGGAAGGGTACGTCGACCTGCCACGTCTCGGTCGTCGCGGTGAGCTGTCGCAGGAGACGTAGCGCGAGTGACTGTGCGGAGATGCCACTGGGTAGACTCTGAACCCGGTACGTCTTATTGCGTCGTCCGAGGTAGCCACCGTAGAACGTCTTTGATGTGGGATCGTTGTCAAAGACGAAGACGCGCTGGTCCACCGAGCCGTCCTGATTCGTGACGATGACCGTCACGCCGTTGCGCGTGTTGACGTTCGACAGTGTGTGTAGCATCTTCACCTGCACCCCACCCACACCACTCGTTAGAGTGAGTGCCGGCGTGGGAGTTGGCGACAGCGCGTAGGGTGATGTGTATGCGATCAGATCACCGGTGCGATCAGCCTGCCACGCGCAGTTGATCGGCGCGACGAGATCGTTGAGCGGTGCAGCGTGATCACCGGTCCACGTCAGTGACGGAACGTTACCCTGCGTCAGTTGTGACGTGTTGATGCTAATGCTCGATGATGCGTCCTGCACGATTCGCTGGATCTCACTCGCGTACGTCGAACCGACGATCGTGGTCCACGCCGCGGTAAAGTCGTTGTTTGCCAGGTCCTGCGTGGCATCGATGAGTCGCACTGCGACGTGTCCACTCTGGATGTCTGTGATGTCGAGTGGTCGAAAGTATCCCAGTGGAATGTCGGGAAACCCGACTATCCCCACATAGATCCACACGTGATCGGTGAGTACGTTGAGTAGCCCGGCATCGATGACGTCACGCTGGACGACGATCGCACCGGTGCGACCCATCGTCGAGTTGAACGTGGCCTGGACGGCGACGTTGTCGTCAACGATGGGAATCGTGTTCACGCCCAGTGGACCCGTACATACACACCTGACGTTCACAGACAGGCCACCACCGAGGATGGCACGCTGATAGTCGCTCGATACACTCCACACGTCAGTACCCGCTTCCCTGTGCGAGTGCCGTGTACGTCTGATTGGTGGCCTTCAGTTGCGCGTATGTCAGGTTTGACGCCTTCATCGCGTTGTACGTCGCGTGACCAACACCGATGCCGTTTGAGCCGACTAGACCCGTCGGCGCGTTCGCCGGCGCGTTGCACACGGCCAGTGGTAGGTCCCACACGCGCTGCGGGTGACGCATGTCCTGCAGTCCCGGTCGATGCATCGTAACGTCACGAACGTGAACGTAGTCACTACCGTACGTCGCGATAGCCCAACCGTACGTGGTCAACATCTGCAGGAGAAGCGGTCGACCCGACGCAAAGATGGTGCGTAGTGCGATGATGTCGGACAGCTGCTGACTGACCAGCTGCGCCATCATCACAATGTCATTTCGCACCAGTGTGGTGATCAGCGGTCGCGCCGCGTTGATGACGTCAAACTCACCGTCGGTGTCGACATACGTCTCATCGCCGAGGGTTGCTAGTGAAATCGCCGTTCCGGTCACACACAGCTGCGCGGGATGCGATGCAAAGTTGAGCACCACATCGTTGGCCGGTATGATCGGATCCTTCAACCAACCGATCTCACCACCGGTTCCGGTGATCGTCACCGAGTTCGACTGACCCGTCGCGGTGGTGGAGTTTGCGGATGAACCCACGAGGTAAAAGATCACCGTGCTTAGCGGTGCCTCATCATCCCAGAAGAGTGACTGTGCACCACTGGGATCGACGGGAGATCCACGCACCACGGTCCGCGTTCCGTCGGGTGTGACACGTACCAGTGTCGTCAGTGCATCACTGGCCGTGTACTCGTTGAGTGCGAGGTTGTCAAACGTCCATGTGCGCGGCACCGTGGCACCGGTGTTGGCGTTGGTGACGATGCGAACGCCCGTGTTCGCGACCAGGTACGTGATCTCACTGGAGGTCTGCACAGTCCACGTCGCCGGTTCGGCCGTCACCGTGGTGTCCCACACACGCGCTCGGATGACGTTACCCAGGGCTGTGACTCGCAGACCCAGTGTCTTGTTGGCGACGTACGTTATACCCGCGGCCGTCGCGGTCACGAGAGTGGTGTCCACACCGGCGACCTTGTCGATGATGAACATCGTCAGCGAGTTGTCGGTGTTGAGTCGGACACGTGCGTAGACGTAGTTGGAGATGTCGACGACTCGCAGGCCAAAGTCCGTGTCGAGTGCCCCACCGACCGCGAGCCCGTTGATCGAGAACTGCACGGTGAAGTCGATATCAGCGAAGACGAACGGCATCACTGCACGGTTGACACCGCTGGTCGTAGTCGCGACCATCTGACCCTGCGTACCGTTTACAGAGAAGTTTGCGGCGGTACCCGAGTTGAACCCGGTGGTGTACACACCACCCGTGTCTGACGTACCCCAGCCCGATGCGACGGTACGTGTGAACGTGTCCAACCACTGCGTGTATGAGACGAGCACGTTGACGGCACCGTACTGGTTGACCACGGTCGCGACGGCACTTACCACGGTGACCTCCTCACGAGACCTGGCGCGCGACGCACTTGTCCCACTGGACGGTTGACGATGTCGATGTCGTCGAGTTGTTGTACTGCGTTGAGACGAGAATCAGTCGCGCACCGTTCGCGTTTGCCGGTACGGTAAAGCCGTTCGGGTTCGAGGACAGCGGCAGCCGCGTCCACTCAGGTCCCTGTGACAGCTGCGTGTACGTAAAGCCCGATCCACTAATGGCGGTCGGTGGCACATCACTGAGGTTAGCCTGCCACACCAGCTCGATGGCCACCTGCACCAGAGCCGGTGCGAACGAGAGTGACACGCCCTGTGAGCAGCGTACGTACGCGACGGCCGACCAGCGCTGGCCAGATGTCACCGGAAACGCGGATGAGTAGACGTAGTCCGTCGACTGCTTTACCCCAGCAGCTCCCGCGTTGGGCGACACCGCACAGCACTGTAGGCCGTCGACGGGTTGACCGAACGCGGATCCGGCGGTAGTCACCGATGATGTGAGAGTCGACGCGGGATCGTGATAGACCCCCCACCCCACGGGCGGGGAGCTACCTATCGCATCATTCTCGAACGACGGGTTGACGATCACATTGTTTGACGTCACCGCGTTGAACCGGCCCAGGACGACCCACTTCGCGCCCTGCTTCGCGATGAACACGACGTCGCCCAGTAGGGGTCGGTACGATTCGACGTACGCCGCCTGCTGTAGACCGGTCTGCACGGTCGTACCCGATGACGCGACCTGGCCTGAGATGTCGACGTAGACGTTCGTGCCGTCCCACTGTCGCACGATGCCCGAGCGAAAACCCACATCATCGGCACCTCGACCGACAGACGCGGTGATCTGCTCGGGAAGTGACATACCCGGAGCGGTCATCCGATGCGACTCCCTCCGGCGGCGAGGACGGTTCGGTTCTGCTGCATGGTGCCCATGACGGCGTCGTTAAGTCGATCGAGGATTCCCGCGGCCACCGACTGGCCCGCCTGGTTGGCCTGCTGAGCGGTCGAGCCAACCGGTAGGTTGACAACTATCGACCCGGGACCAAACGTGATCGGGGATGAACTGGATGCCACAGAGGTGGACTGTACCACGTTCGCCGGACTGGTCACCGCGTTGATCGCGCTGATCGCCGCACCGGACGCGCTCATGACACCCACGCCGATACCCTGTGAGATCGGTTCACCCACCTCCTCGGCGAACACGCGCGACGGCGAGTGTGCGCCAATGGCGTGCTTCGCACCGGTGACGATGTCGTTCATCGCGTTGGTGATGACGTTGATGGCACTCTTGATCTCAGACTCGATGCCCGCGATCAGACCGTTGATGATGTCCTTCCCGGTCTGCACGAGCCAGTTACCCGCACCCGACAGCGCGTTCTTAACCGTGTCGCCTAGGTTACCGATCGCAGACACCGCCCGACTGGGCAATGTCCGAAAGAAGTTGATGACGCCGTCGACCAGTGATGATGCCTGTGATACCGCACTGCTGCGAGCGTTAGAAAAGAAGTTGCTGATCAGACCCGGAAGTGCCGTGATCGCGTCACGGATGCCGTTCACACCCGCGTGAAAGAGGTTCACCGCCGTGTTCCACAGGTTCTGAATGATGGCACTGATCTGACCGGGAAGCGCGTTCCACTCGTTGATGATCAGACCGATACCGTAGCCAATCGCGAAGAAGAACGCGTGAAACGCGCTGGTCGCCGCGTTCTCGAGGATACCCGGAAGCGCAGACAGCGCGCCTCCGATCATCGACGGCAGCTGGTCAAACCACTGAATGACCTCTCTCACAAAGCCGACCAGCTCACGGATCTTCGGACCCAGCCACGTGCCAATGATGGTACCCAGCTGACCGCCGAGCGGAATGATCTTCAACCACAGTGCGTTGAGTTGAACGAACCACGTCGCGAGTTGGATGATCGGCGGTAGGATCTTCAGGATGAGTGGAGTCATCTTGAGCAGCAGTGGAATGAACGGCGTCGCGGCCACGACGATCTGGATGAACGACTCGACTAGCTGCACGATCGCGGGGATCAGTGGCGTCAGTTCTTGCACAAACTGCGCCATATACGGACCCAGTGCGGCGAGTATCGGCTGAAGAGCCTGTGTGAGTGCCGTGATCAGCTGCGTCAGCGCTGGACCGAGTGCCTGCATCAGCTGACCGATGAACTGTGCCAGTGGACCGATCTCGCTGGCCAGTGCCTGCGCGATCTGCACGATCAGCGGTGCGAGTGCCTGAAGCACCGGTGTGAGTGCCTGCACGAGCTGCGCGACGGCCGGTGCCAGAGCGTTGATGATCGGTGCGAGTCCCTGTGCGAACGCGGCGATGAGTTGCGCGATCACGGGGATGATCGGCGCCAGTGCACTCGCCATGTGACCCAGTGCGTCGCCCAGTGGTCCCAGTGCGGGTCCGAGATCCTTGAGTCCCTGACCGAGTGCGTCCAGTATGGGTGCCAGCACGCCCGAGAGAGACTTTGCGAGTTGTCCCAGTAGTGGCAGCGCGGCGGACAGCACGGCGCCGAGTGCGGGACCCAACACGTTGAGCGTCGACTGCAAGATCGGTGTGAGTGTGGTCAGGGCATCCTTGATCGTCGGAATCACCGGCTGGAATGCACTGACCAGCGCCTGCGACATCGTGTCTGTGAACGTGGACCAGACACCGAGGAGTGTCTGACTCTGCTTCTCCATCGCGCCCGCGGCGCCGGGAAACTGCTGCATACCCTGCAGTAGCTGCTTGATTCCCGTCGATGCATCGATCGAACCGGATGAGATCTCTTGCATCACCTGTGCGGTGGTCTCACCTCGGACCGCCGCTAGTGCGGCCACGGCAGAGAACCCCGGGATCGCGTTGTTGATCTGGTCGAGGTTACCCAAGGTCAACTTACCCTGTGATGCGGTCTGACCCAGGGCGAGTGTGATCGTGTCGAGTGACTGCGCGCCACCACCGGTCTCGGACACGAGGTTGCCGATGGTTGTGAGAAACGGAATGAGCTGGTCCTGTGTCATTCCGATGGTCTTCGAGAACGCATCAAACCGCTGTGCACCGGTCGTCAGATCACTGAAGGTGAAGGGAGTTACAGCGGCAAACTTCTGTAGGTCTTGGAACTGCTTTGTGCCCGCGGCGACGGAACCGGTCAGTGACTCAAATGCAATCTGCACCTGCTCCATACTCGCCGCGGACATGAGACCCTTCTGGGCTACCTGCTCGAGACCACCCGCGGCCGCGGTCATCCCACCGAGTAGTAGACTCGAACCGAAGAATCCCAGACCTCCCGCGCCGCCGGCCACACTTCCGGTGTGCTTTGCACCCGTCTCGATCTGGTTGAACTGACGTGATGCGTTGCGCTGAATCTCATCAAACGCGCGGTCAACCTGCTCTTGCATCAGCTCAAAGTGAGACACCGTACTACGTGCGACGTCGTCTGCAGACAGCTCCATTCGGTCGAACGACTCGGCGGCGTAGTTCGATATGTCGATGAAGTGTTCACGAATGTCCGATGAGAGCTGTGAGAACATCTCTTCAACGGTCTCGATCATGCGAGTCATGGTCTGCTCGATGCTACTCGCAACGCGATCGATACCGCGCTCTGCATCAGAGTTGAAGTGCGAGAAGTCCGGCTCAATGGCGACGTACATCGAGTCCATCGGCTGACTCACGTGATCACACTCCTACTCATCTTCATCATCCGTCCACCACGCGGGTCGTGGGATCTGCGGTCCGCGTCCGGCCAGTGGATCGACCGGGGTGACACGTCGTCGCAGCTCCATTGGTCCCGTAAGCACGTTCTCGAGCCGCTGCAGGTGCTCGACCTGCGCCTCGTCTAGCTGCTGACTTCCGCGCTCGTGGATGTGGTAGTAGACGAGGTTGAAGAGTCGATGTAGGGGAAGTCGCCAGGGGTCCAGCCCGCGAGCGATGCACCACCCGTCGAAGAGATAGAGCCGTCGTCCGGTGAGGTAGGTGAAGAGTCCGACGACGGCTGCGTAGGGCGCATACCGTATGACTCCATCAACCACATGAAGATGTTCATCAGCATGGGTGCCGATACGGGTCGCTGCTTATCGGTAAACATCACCTCGAGGTGAGCCTGCGACTCGTCCAGTATGATCTCACCGAGAAACTGTCGCATCAACCCGATGATCTCTTCAGTATCACCGGTGCCGACCAGCTGCTGTGCCTCACGCGCAAGCTTACTGGCCAGTGACACCGCGGGTAGTGGGAGCTCGGGTGCGGCCTCGAGTACCGGCCCTCCGCGGTAGATCCGAAACCTCTTCGGCGTCGGATCGTAGTCAAAGTCCTTGATCTCGATTGTGCCGTTGTCCTGCACAGTCACTCTCCTCTCGTCAGATTAACTGTACTCGGCGACACAGTCATATCGAAGGTCTTCAATTTCCTCGTGCGGCGGTTAGAGCCTTCGCTAGAAAGGCGTTGGGCCGCATTCCACGGGTGTACCGCGCGAACACGTAGCCACCCTTGCCCTTGCCGACCCAGCGCAGTGCCTTCTTAGACCGCGGTCGGATCAGTGTGTGATGCGGTCCGTAGATTCCTGTGCCCTGGTGAACGTACCACGCGTACTTCACACTGGTACCGACGACGACGCGAAACCCGACATTCGTCTGTTGAAGCTCGGTGGTGATGGACGCGCGCAGTCGACCCGTGCGCACACGGTGTGGATCACTCTGAAGGTTGTGCTTTGCGGCAGACTCGACGCGAAGACCCTTTCGCATCATAGCCTTGACGACACCACCCTGTGGACTCTGCAAGATGAGTCGCACCTGTGTGGCGTTGAATCGGTTCGTGACGGTGACGGGCACGTCAGCACAGACACTCTGCGAAGAGACCGAACTGAAAGTTCACAGCCACACCCTGTGAACCTCCCTGCGGTCCCAGTGACGTACTCGACTGGATGATGTAGTTGCCGATGCTTTGTGGAAACGTGTTATACATCCGACCCAGTGCGCAGTCCAGGTAGTGCCAGATCGCGTACTCGTCCGAGAGCACCTGCGCGGCCGCGGCCGTTATGTCGCCAACGGTCGGTGGAGTGCCCGGAGTGTTACCGACCGTGTCGCCGACCAGTGGTGAGCAGCGCCACGCCTCGACGCGACACATGATGACATACTCTCCGGGTTCACCGACGGTGCGGTTCCACTCTTGTGGATAGCGATCCTGCGGAAAGGAGTGTGACTGTGTTCGACCCTGGACTGTGAGCGCCAGTAGGTCGCACAGGACGTCATCGGCGATCTCACCGGTGGTGATGAACGCGCGAGAGATGCCGGTGGCCGCGGCCAGTCCGGTGATCAGGACAGATGTGACCTCAAGGATCCGCGTCGACGTCAGTAGCGCGGTGTCGGTCACTGGAGACCCAAGATCGAGTAGCTGTCATCGCGATCCACGTCGTAGACCTTTGCGCGCTCCATGAGTCCGTGGGGGTTCACCTGCTGGATGAACAGGTCACACAGGTAGAGCCCCAGGCGACCGTTGGCCCACACCTCGTTCGGGTCGAGAAAGTTCATGGTGACACCCTGCCGGATCATCTGCTGGACCGGTCTCGGTAGTGTGCACGCCGAGTCACCCGTTAGCAGCTTGACCAGCTGACAGAACAGCTCACCCGCGGCCAGCTGTCCCAGCTCGGGCACCGCCAGACCCAGTGACAGCGTGATCGACCACGTGCCGACCTGCGTGTCATCCAGGGCCAGGTTGTTGCACAGCGGCCACAGGCCACCGTCGGTGCGCATGAGAATGCGCTCATTGCGAAGCTGCCACGCCGTGAACACAGAGCCGTCGATCTTCACCTGCTGGACGGCCGCGACGGGTGCCGGTAGGTAGGCCTCATCGATGAAGTTACACGAGCAGCCGTTGCCACCGCACGACCCACACGTGATGTTGTACCACGTGCCGTTGTAGAAGAGTGGCCGCGGCCACTGACCCCACATCCACCAGTTTCCCGTGTATGGCCAGAGTCCATCCCAGCAGCTTCGTCGACACGGCCGAACGGTCATACCACAGTAGCCGAACTGACGTCCCGTGAGTGCGTACAGGATCTCGGTGGCCGCGGTCAGGGCGACTCCGGTGACCGGTGCCGCGGCCGGATCGAGTGTGCACGAGAAGGTGGTCGGCCACGTCTGACACGGACCAGCACCGCCTGTGACGCCGATCGACTGTGCCGGTAGCGTTATGAGTGTCATCTCACCTCCTCGATATGATAACGCGGACCGTCTCGTGTGGAGACGATCCGCGTCTTCCCGCGGGACCTAGATCACGTCACTGTGACGGCGCCGCCGGTCGGTGTGGGCGGTGCGGTGGTGGTCAGGTTGTACGCGTAGTGCTCACTGACCACGAAGTTGTTGCCCGCGCCCAGGTACGTGTTGGGTGGCAGTGCGGTCGGGAACGTGCCCCACGCGGCCAATGGTGCGGTGGCACCCTGACCCAGGCCCATCGTCTCGTACGTCTCGTGCCACTGCAGGATGTTGTTCTCGACGGTGAAGTCCTGGGCCTGCGCGTTGCCGCAGTTCGGGAACGCCCAGTAGATGTACTGCTGCTGACCGGCCGAGTTGCAGGCGTTGCGTCCCGCCACGTTCTGCCAGATCTCGATTGAGAAGCGATTCGTGATCAGACCGTCGTTGAACGCGGCACCGGTACCGGTGACACCGCCGGATGTCAGCAGCCGCGCACCCTCCATGATGACCCGGATGTCGGGGTCGGTGACGCACCACAGCGCCTCCGCCTGCAGTCGCTTGAACTGCCCCGGATCCTTCTGGTTCACGCACAGGAGACCGTCCGCGCGCTTCTGCAGGAACTCGGTACCATCATCATACTGTGGCGTGTTCTTGACGGAGATGAATCCGTCAGCGACGACCATGGACGAACCCGTCCCCGTGGGAACGTTGCCACACGCATCAAGCTTGATGACCCGGATGACCCGGCCCTTGAGCGCCGCTACGGTGTTCGATGTCACTTACTTTCCCCCGATCACGGCGTGGAGGTGGAGGTTGCGATGAAGCTTGACGTGTTGACCAGCTGTGCGAAGAGGCAGCAGTCGTAGCCCATGACGTATGTCCGCTCGATGATGACCTTCATGCTGTTCGTCGAGCGATCGAGGTTCTGGAAGGGATCGCCGACGATCATGGGTGTCGAACGATACGCGAACACCGGTCCCGTGGCGTACATCCACGATGAACCCAGCGCCGGTGCCGCACCCGCTGGACTCGTCCCGGGATAGCCGGCACCGATGGCGATGTTGTTGCCGTTCGGTGTCACCAGTCGTGAACCCTGGCGCTGAAGTAGCAGCGCCATCGTGGGTGCCAGCGCCTGTGGCACGTGAATGGTTCCCGTGCCGTTGAGACACGCGGCCAGCGCACCCTCGAGTGCGCCTAGCGCGTCGACGACGTTCAGCGCGGCACCCGTCACCACGGTGGCCGACTGCTGCAGTGTGATCGTCTTGGTGGGAGTTCCGCCCATCACCTCAGTGATCGCCGTGTTGGCCGCGAGATGAGGTAGTACGACGTTGGCCACACCACCAGAACCGTTGCGATCGAGCGCGAATCCCGTCCAGAACGCGCGCTCGACCGCGAACGACTCGAAGCGATCCATCGCCGTACTGATGATGCTGTCACGCTGCTGGTAGAAGTCGATCGGTGAGCAGTCGATCTCGACGAACACTGTGAACGGAGTCGCACCCCAGAAGGAGCGGGATGTCACCGCCGACTTGGGTCCGATCATCCCGGACCCTGTGACCGCGGGTGCGGAGGTCGCGCAGTCTACGACCACCGTACCCGCACCACCGCAGACATCTTCCCACGTAACGCCCAGCTGCCAGTGCATGTCGGCCGTCGGTCGAATGTCGACCGTGGACAGTAGTCCGTACGGCGACGGTGTGAACACGGGAGGGTCGACGATCTGCCGCGCGTTGTAACCTGCGACCATCTAGGTTCGCCTCCTCCCGTGTCAGACCGTGTCTCTGGTGCTCGTCGGCTCAGACGCCGGTGGCGGTGAGGCCGATGCTCGCGGTACCGGTTGGCGTGTTGCCCGAGGCGCCGAGAGTTACGATTCGAGACTCGTGACCGATCTTGGCCAGGAGGAAGAACTCCTCCGACCACGCCGCGGTGTAGTCGTTGGTGGCGTTCAGCGTCGAGTCTCGGATGATGCCGAGGTCGAGGTTGAGACCGTTACCGCGGAGCCACGTACCCGCCGGGTAGATCAGGAACCGGACCGTCGCGGGCCACGCACCGTTCAGCGCGGACGACTGACCGAACTGGTTGGTGCCGCGAACGTCGAAGTCCTGAATGAACTGGACCCGCACGTATCGCATGGAGAACCACGACGCGATCATCGCGTTGGTCACGGCCAGCGCGGCATCCGGGGTGTTGAAGCCCATTCGTCGCGACAGGTCGGCACGGATCAGACCCAGTACCCAGCTGGGGAACACGACCTCGAGTACGTCAGTGTCGGCCATCGCGTACTTGGTTCGCAGGTCCCACACCTGGTGCTCGACACCCGCGAGGATGTCGGTCGTCGGACTGGAGTTGGTCTGGGTCAGTGTGACCGCGGTCGAACCCGCGATGACGTTGCTGACGAAGAACGCGTTGACGCGGTGGAAGTGCGCGGCGTTGACCAGTCGCAGGAAGTTCGCGATCTGCTCGGGCCACGCGTCGGTCGTGAGGTTACCCGCCGTAATGCAGATGCCCTCACCCTCGAGGCGAGCCTCGTTGAACGCGGCACACGGCACGCGAGCACACGTCTTGGTGCCGGACTGTGCGGTACCCGTAGCGGCCGCGATGTCCTGCGTCTCCGTCCAGTGCCAGAGACCGGTCGACGATGCGAGGTCACCGAACGACGGGCTAGTCGGCCAGCGCATGCCACCGCGACTGATGCCGGTGGTCGGCAGGTCGTACGCACCGTCCATCGCGACGATGTTGTAGAAGTCGTATCGGATCTCGGACGGCGAGCACCAGCCACCGGCGGCGGTCAGGGCCTTCGGGTCGGCCGCGGCCTGCATGACCTCCCACGCCTGACCCGGCGTCGCGTGATCATCGATCTTGTACTTGAACTCACGCTCGAGTGATGCGATCGGATAGCGCGGTGCGGCGCGCCAGTCACCCTCGTAGCCGATGACGCCGAACGCGTTATACCCACTGTCGTCTAGTGGGGTGTGACTGGCCAGGTCGGTGTATCGGCCGTAGATCGGCTTGCCGCCCTGGAGCGCCCGAGAGGCCGACAGCGCGCGACCACGCTTCTTGTACAGGTCGACGAGGCCCATCATGTTGTCGACGCGACCGCCCGTGGTGATGCCGGGAATGTCCGCGCTCGCGACCAGTACGGACGCGTCGAACGCCTGCGAGACGTTGACCTTCTTCGAGTCGGCCGGCTGGTGCTGAGCGGCCTCCGAGAGTCGAACGTTGAGTCGGTCACGCGGAGACTTCAGCACGTCACGGACGTCGGTGCGACCGCGACCGGACGCGACCAGTGCCGGATCGGCGGGTGCCGTCTCACCGTCGCCGGCTCCCTCGCCGCCGTCCTCGACGGTCTCGCCGTCGTCATCCGGCTCGGCTGGATGCATCCGTCCCCGCAGTTCCTGCCGCGCGGCCTCACGGGCCGCGGCCTGCTCGACGCGGGAGCTCAGTTCGGCGCGACCGGACTCGAGAGCGTCGGCCAGCTCGGTCATCCGCTCGAGTGCGGTAGCGTCGGTGTCATCCGCAGCATCCAGCTCATCGAACTCGGCGGTGATGCCGTCGATGTGCGCCTGCAGATCGGCGTCGGACAGGGAGCTGAGGTCGTCAGGGATCTCAACCCGGTTGCTCTTCTTAGTCATTCGTCCCCCGGAGTCGGGATAGTGGTGAATGTCACCGTGCTGACCTCAGCACCTTGGCGATGATTGTATCAACACCACGGTGTCGTCACCCGCGGCTGTTGACGGTCGCCGCCGCGAGAGAGTCTCGCTGAGCGGCGGCCTCCTGCTTAGCGCGCTCTTCTTGTGCCTGACGGATCTGCTCCAGCTCGGCAGACGTCAGACTCTGAGGCTGAGTGCCACCACAACCACAACCCACGCTACTCACTCCGCTCCGTGTATCCGACGACGGAGTGCGGCCCGCTTCGATGCGGGATCCAGTCCGACGCGCGTCGCCAGTCGTGCCTTCAGTCGTGCGATCGCCGGGTCCACCTCACGTCGCCGCTGCGGGATACCCGCGGCGACCAGTGCCACCGGCCGGCCGTCCGCCACCCGCGCACGCGGCCGCTCGACGGCGAACCCAGGAACGTTGACGGCCAGTGCCGCGACGAGCCGAAGTTGACCGCCGATCCAGCGCCAGTCTCCAGACAGTGTCGCCGCACGAAGTTCAGCGACCCGAGAGGCGGGAGTGCCCTGACGTACCGCTCCCGCGACCCAGATGCCGTAGTCGTCGTTACCACAGATGACATCCGCGATGCGAGTACCCGTGTTGTCGTAGTGTGCGGCCGCCTGTCGCGCGGTGATGCTGCCGTCTGTCGGCGCGTGACCCGTTCCCAGAGTGATGCCACCCACCGCGACACGCTGACCATCCCTCGTCACAACCTCGCCCAGGTGAAACTGACTAAAGTCATCTCCGCGAGGTGGGTACACCGCCTGCTGCGAGAATGAACGATGCCGTGAACCGAATTCAGCCAGGTGACCGTAGATGCGACCCTCATCGGTGACGGTCAGTGGGTGGTACCAGTCAAAGCCGGGATCGGCGAACCACTCGGCGGGCGGTGCCTCGTAGCCGTCATCGACGATCAGACCGGCCGCCGTCAGCGCCACGTCATCCGACAGTGCACCGATCGAGAACGGCTGTGGGGTCAGACCCGCCAGTCGCAGGTGCTCCGCCAGGTGATCGTAGACGAGACGACGCTGGGCTAGTGGCATCTTCTTGTCGGTGAACACGCGGCGCATGCCCTCGAGACACGCGGTGATGTTGGCCGCACCGACGCGACCGTCACCGTGCGCATCGTGATGCAAGATCGATCCGTCCGGCGTGTACGCGTGGATCATCTGCTTGAACGCGGTCTTCTTCAGTCGCAGTCGAACCGCCGCGTCATCCCAGTGAGTGTCCACCGCGGCCGTCATCGCCGGTGGCGTCACCGACGGCGACCTACCGGTACCCGTCACCGCAGCACCTCCTGTCTCGAGTGGTTGACGCGATGCGGAGATCTGCGCCTCGACGTACGCGGGTAGGCTGACCAGTGTGGCGCCGCGAATGCGACCGGCGTGAAAGACGGTGAGCTCGGGTTCGGGTCCGAAGAGCATCATGATGTCATCGGGAACGTCTTCAGACTCGCCGTCACTCTCACCGGGACTCTGCGGGTAGACGTACTCGACGTCCGCATCCTTGACCGAGTCCACGTCGATGGACAGTCCGCGTTGGAACTGCCCCTCGGTGTTGGTGAACGCCTGAAGTCCCACCGGCGATGAGACGTTGAACACGCCACCACCGCGAATGATCGTAGGATCGTTGGGATCGCGCTGAATCCAGTCGATGCGCCCGACGTCGACCGCACCGTCGTGTGCACCGAAGTCCTCGGGTGCCCAGCGCAGTGGCAACCACGGCGGTGGCCAGGTCAGTGAACCCGGCGCGAACATCCGACCGTCACCGGTCTCGACACCCTCTTGAACGAGAATGCCCTCCCAGGTTGCGACGGATCCGTCTTCGAGTGTCGCCAGCTGGACGTCGAACATTCCGGGTGGCATCGGCACGGTCGCGGGTAGGTTGGTGTTGCCGATGCCACCGACCGAGTCACCCGTGGCACTGGGCGAGTCGGTCGCCAGCTCGATGGTGTCCGTCACATCCGCTCCCGACTCCAGTGACATCGTTACGGTGCCATTGTATCCGAGTGGGATGTCCGTCACCGTGTCACCGAACGCGACGCGCACCCGATCCAGTGTAAGCGGACCGACGTTCCCCAGTCCACTAGCCACGAACTTCTCGGGTGTGGACGTGTACGCGAGGCAGATGTGCGGCACCCACGGTTCGTGCTGGGCGGGTATGCGCGCGGCCCACAGTTCCTCGAGCGCCTCGCCCACGCACTCACGGGCCTCCTCCAGTCCCTCACCGCCGACGTTCATGACGACGGCCGGGTTCTCGCCCAGTGGATTCCACACCGCGACACCGAAGCCCGTGACGACGATCGGTGACTGCTCCAGGACGACGGTCTGCACGACGTCGACGATCTGCGCGCGAGTGATGTCATCATACTGCGCGTTGTCACCCATGAACCAGAGCGTGAGGTGCAGCTGACTGCGATCCTCGCCACCGGGAAGTGCGAGTCGATCGAGGTCCGCGTCGCTCGGGATCAGCGCGATCATCGAGCCGGTGTGCTGCTCTTCGGGAGCGTTGTCCTCGTCCGAGTCATCATCGCCGTCGGGTTCATCACCGTCATCGTACCCGGCCGCCGTGATCGGCTGCTGGGTGAGGATCTTGTAGACCTCATCATCGGTGAGAGGCGACGTACCCTCGAAGGTCTGCGCGACCGGAGGAGAGTCGCCGTCGTCAACGACCACATACATCCCGTTGTCGGGATCAGAGAGCGCGCTCACGGTACCACCCTAACACGTACGACCGCGGTCGATGAACCGTACGAATTCGTACGCTCTGTCACGGACAAGATCTTGAACTTTGTCATCGCTGCGAGCAGCATCTCATTCTCGTGGTTAAAGTGGCTGATGGACTTGACAAACGCCATCGGCGTCCCGACGGGAGCCTCGATCTCCATCTTAACCTGACCGCTGAACGCGGCGGCGTGACCCGCGGAGGATGACGTAAAGCCGGGTTCCAAGACGGTCTTACCGATGAGCTGCTTAAGTGCAGTGATGTCATTCACACCAAAGCTCTTAAACCCAGTACCACGGTGAAGAAGCATCGGTGTTACGCTGGGTCGCATGCCCGCCTGCGCGTCGGTGATCCTCTTCATTAGATCAGGACTCGGAGTGATGCCCCTACGCAGTGCACCGTTCATCGCCGTGTAGTTGTTACTGGTGTAGTACCTGAGCGCGGATCGCTGCGCACTGGTCCACGGCTCAAGCTTATCCTGGTGAAGCTGCGCATCCGAGATCGAAATCTCAGAGAACTTCGAGTGATTCGCGTTGAACGCCGGAACGGTGTTCTGAACGTCTGTGAGTGACTTAAACTTAATCGCTGCTGCCGCGGCGTCGGCGGCGGCCTTGGCCGCGGCGGCGGCGGCCTTCTTCTCCTGCTCGGCCTTCAACTTCGCGGCGTGAGCGAGCTTCTCCTCAGGTGACATGTTGTACACCTTGAGTGCATCACTGCCCTCGGAGGTCTTAAACCAGTCGACCAGCTTCTTCTCGTAGAGATTGGTGTTCGTCACGCCGAGCTTCGCGGCACCCTGCGTGTCGATCATGCGAATGAGTTGAAGTGGTGTGTACTTGTCGGCGCCGCTCGACTTCGCCTGCAGGTCGATGATCCCATCCCACATCACACTGGGTGGTGAGGACAGGTAGATATTTTTCTTCTTATAAGCATTGAAGAACGTGCTCTGAATGATGGCGGGAACGTTCGAGATGTCGCCACCCATGCCGGTGCTCGGTGCGCCCACGGGCCCTGTCGTCTTTGAACCCACCGGACCGACGTGTGGTTTAACGGCCGGCTTAGGCGGTGTCGTGCCGCTCGGAACGGTCGGTGTGATCGCATTCTTCGCGACGTAGTTCTTCCCCGCGGGTGAGTTGAGCCACTTGCTCGTCTCATCGAGATACGTCTTCGCACCGGCCTTACCGACCTGCGAGAACTTCTCATCGAGCATCTTAAGCAGTTGCGCGTCGTTCAGTCCGATGAGTTCATTGATCACCGCTGGACTCTGCTTGACCTGCTGCAACGTCTTGTAGATCGCCGAGCCACCCCAGCCGGGAGTGACCGGCTTGATTGACTTAAACGCGTCATACAGTGTGTCGATCTGTGACTGTGTGACGTGTGAGATGTCCAGTGGATCGGCCGCGACGACGGGTGGCTTCACGGGAGGCGTGACCACGTGCGACGTCGGTTTCGACACAGATGGCGTGGGTGTCGCACTCATCGACGCGGGCTTGTGCCACGTGATGTTGGGCCAGTACTCGGCGAACTCACCAGAGTCCTGCGCCATACCGTCCCACGTCCACTGCTTCTTAGACCAGTTCCACCTCTCAACCTCGACGCCGCCGTTTGCGTGAACGATCGCGCGAAGCTCAAGGCCGTTGTCATTGGCCTCACCGATGATGGTTCCCGTCGGATGCATCGCTGTGAGACTGAACACCTCGTCTGTCGATGCCGGTGCACCGTAGACCCCGGTGGGTGGCGTCGTCTTATCGGCATTCGTCGCATGCACGAGCTTAGTGGCAGGAGGTGTCGGCGGCGATGGTGTCACAACGGGCGCCGGTTTGACCGTTGGAACTACATGTGGGGCCGGAGGTTTACTCTTCAGGGGAGGAGGCTTCACGGTGCCACCGGTGGCCTTCTTACCCGCGGTGGTGTGAACCCACTCATCAAACTTGTCGAGGAAGCTGGACTTGCCGCCCTGCTTCACGTAGACCTCATCGATGATGGCGAGCTTCTGGTAGTCGTCCAGCCAGCTGGCACTCATGCTCGTCAGGTGCTTATAGATCTTAGCGCCGCCGTACGCGGGCGAGATCGGCCCCTGACCCTTAAACTCATCGAAGATCTGCTGCTTCATCACATCATCGAGCGCCGCGCCCGCGGGCAGGCTAGACATCGTGGCCTCGTGAAGTGACATCGTTCCCGAGGACGGTGCGACACAGACGTCGGGTGTCACGACGCTGGTATGTACGTTGATGCCGGGAGTCGTCGACGCGGTGATGGCGTCCGAGCACTGACAGATGTTCGCGGGTGGTTGGTCGCCGTCGAAGACGTACGTGACGGTGCAGCGACAGTTCACCGTCTCACCCGCGGGTGCGGTGTCATCACCCGGGTAGGCCATCGCCCAGCCACCAACGGAGAACATCGCGTTCACCGGCACGCGCTGACCGTCGGCGTGCACGTGGTCCTCACGGGTCCGCGAGTCCTCGGTGGCGACCCACTCCTTCAGGTCACCCGACTCCGTCAGTAGGAGAGCCTGCGTGAACGAACCCGCGTTGGACGCTCGTACGACCTCGGTGCGTGCGATCGTGTTGGCGCGTGAGTGCGTAAAGTCCGAGACGCTCCGAATGTTCGCTGCGAGCTCATCGACCGAGAGACCGTCGTCGATGCCGCTCTGGATCGTCTCTCGGATCTGCTGCTCGAGCTCTGAACCCACGTTCTTCAAGTTGATCTTTGCGCCGGCTAGATACTCCTGGGTCGCCTGGTTGGAGACCTGGGGGATGCCGTAGCCGTCTGGAACCGGTAGCTGGTTGACCGCATCGTATGCGGCGGCCAGCGCGCCCGAGTCGAACGTCGCACCCAGGTACGGTCCCAGTATCTGGTCAACCTGGTCGGACCAGTCACTCGCGATGCCTCCGACGTCGGGACCCGCGGCGGTCAGAGCGACGGTGACGCGACCGATCGCGCGGTCGATGACCGCGGCCAGAGTGTGCTCCACCAGCGCCGAGAACTGTTCACACTGGTCGTAGAGCTCCTCCCAGGTGTGACCCGAGACCCGGATCGTTCCCACTACGCACCGACTCGACCGGAGGCGACGAGCACTCCCTCATCGTAGACCGAGAACATTGATGCCTCGGGACCGGTCTGGGGCGGACCCTTACGCTGTGCGTCGGGACTCTGGCCCGTGGCCGGTGGACCCTGGGTGGGGGGCGGACTGGGTACCTCTGAGGTAGTGTCCTCGGGCCCACCGGCCGCGGGGGTCGGAGGTGGTGGCGGTATCAGCGACTCATCACCGGTCAGACTGGCCAGCGCGGTCAGCGCATCCGCGCTACCGCTCAGCGCGATCTTCTTCAGCGCGATGTCCTTGAGCTCATCCATGCTCGGCGCGTCGGCCTCCTCGAAGCCGGACTCACGCCGAAGTGCCTCACCCGAGAGCTCACCGCGGTCGTAGATGGCCTGGGCCTCACTGGTGCGGTCGGGTTGCTGACTCAGCTCGGATGCGTCATACCAGATCATGTACGTTCCACCGTCGGGTGCGTCGGTGGAGAGACCGAGTGCCTTCATCACCGGGTAGAGGTAGCCCTGCGTGTAGCAGTTGACCAGCAGCTCCGCGATCGGTGAGATGTAGATCTTAATGGAAGACTCTTCCATCTGCCACTGACCCCAGTGGTTCATCTTGTCCATACCGACCAGCACCTCGGCCGGCACGTTCACCGTGGTGGCGAGTCGACGCAGCGCCGCGACTCGGTTCTCCATGACCTTCTCGTCCAGTGGAGTGGCGAATGTCAGGTGACCCTTCGACATCATCTCCAGGTACGCGGCGGGTACCTTGATCGGAATGGGAAGTGCGGCGGCCGCGGAGCCCGGCGTCTTGATGGACCGCGACGCGATGTCAATGATCTCCGCAATGAACGGGTCGGGCTGGTCCTTGAACGCGGGCTTAACCGGAAACGTGACCTCTTGTGGGATCAACCACACACCGTTCGACGCCAGGCGCGACGTCAACACGGCCATGATGTACCGGTTGTACAGGTCGATCTCGCGCACGATCGGTAGCGCGGACTGGACGACCGACGTAGCGGCCCACGCGAACTGCTCGTCTGGATCCCAGCACCGAACGACCAGGGACTCGGGCGCGAGCTGGCGCCACTCGTTGCGGTAGGTGTTGACCTCGTAGGTGATCGCGATCTGCTCACTCAGCGCAGAGTTGGAGCTGCCGCGCGACTTGATGCGCAGCTCGTCGGATGAGTAGACGTGCCACGTCATCGACCCGAGGTCACCCGAGCCGGTCGGATCCTCTCCGACGAGGTAGGAGTCACCGGCCACCGACACTTGCACGGCCTGCCGCTTGAGCATCGCGGCCTGACCACCGATGCCACCGGCCAGCTGAGCCACCAGGTCGGCGACGGGACCCTCGGTTATGGGCGAGGGACTGTCCTCACCAACGTTCTTCACCGCAGCGACGAGTCGCACACGACTAACGCAGTTGGCCAGCCAGATGCCGATGGCGAACCGCAGCTCACCGATGGCGCGGTAGAACGCCCACGCCTCGCGCTGCCACTCACCCGGTGGGATCACTAGACTGACGGTGTTCTCGGCCGAGAGGATCATCGCCGACGCGGTCAGTGGGTTGTGCGTCGGCAGCGGCTGCTGTCGCGGTCGCGCGCGGTTGCGCTTTGTCACGTCACGGCTCCCTCGATGCGATCAGACCGGTCACACTGGATGCGGTCAGCCAGACACCCAGCCAGAGCGGCCACGGCCACCAGCTCTGGTGCAACCCCACGGCCACGTACAGCGCGAGTCCCAGGACGAGCAGACCGCCCAGCCAGATCGACGCGCACCACGCGCACGACAGCAGGTATGCCAGTCCCGGTCGATCGCGCTCGCGCAACCACGCCTGCGCACGCTCACGCGGCACGGCGATGATCGGCAGCTTGTCATACGTTAGCAGCCGCGTCAGTCGGTGCGTCGCCATGCAGATGAGGATGACGATGAGCCAGGGTGGCACAGAGCCATCATACCAACACGAAGAGGCCCAGGACCGTAGTCCTGGGCTCCAGTTCTCGGTAACCTACGCGAGGGACTCGTTCAGCGCCTGCACGATCTGATCAATCCGGGTGAACTCGTCATCCATCGTTCCCTCATAGGAGTAGACGTCGCGACTTCCGACGCGGATCTCGTAGTCGAGGATGACATCACGGAGTAGCTTGATCAGGTGGGTGGGTAGCTGGACGGTGCGGATGTCGCTGTTCATCTTGGGTCTCCAGATCTCTCGTTCTCTAGAGGAGCGTGTCGATGTCATCCACCTCGACGTCGTCCGGGTCGAGGTCCAGCAGGCGAACCACGTGTGCCATCAGGTGCTCGTCATCAGCGACGATGCGCAGCCACTGGACATCACCACCGTGATTGGGAGCGTCGGTGATCGTGAGGCCGAGGCCGGCCAGCGTCGCGCGGGTCTCATCAGCGTCATAGGTCTCGACGTCGATGCGGTGGATGTAACGGTCAGTCATCTCGATCTCCATCTCTAGTTTTTTCTTGCCTACAGCTATTCTATCAAGAGAAAGAGACCAGAGCAAACCCCGGTCTCTTTTTCTCAAGATTTTCTATACGGCCACTACGTCGTAACGGTCGCGATCGACGATGTACGCGGCGGTGGCGTTCTCATCCGCGTAGTCAAAGCCGAACGCCTCGTCCAGCAGCTCGTGGATGGCACGACCCGCAGCGGCCGCGGAGTCATAGCGAACAGCCTCGAGAACTCGACCGTCATACGAAATAGCAAACATCGCAATCTCCATCTCTCCGACCGTACCTTGCTGCTACGATCATTATATCAAGAGAAAGAGACCGGAGCAACAGGCCTCGACGGTCTCTTTCACCTGATATAGTAGTCGTAGAGCACGAAGAGAGACGGAGATCGAGATGAAGACACTCAAGCAGATCCAGCTGGACATCCTGGCTCGCGGCGCGGACAGGCTCTACCGAGCGGGTCGCCCCGCCGAGGCGTTCGACTACGCGCGAGAGTGGCACCTGCTCAACGCATCACGCTGATCACACCGAAGAGGCCGTCCCAGATCCAGTGGGACGGCCTCTCCGTATCTCCGATCCACCGCGGCCCCATGGCATGCACGGTGCCCGGGAACTCAGTGGGTGATCACGTACGCCGCGAGAAGGCAGACGATCGCCAGAAGCACCCACAGCACGTTCTTCACTAGTGCGATCCGAACGACTCGTGGCCCGGAAGGTGCTGGGTCAGGAAGATGATCAAGAGTGCTCCCACAACGATCAGTGCGGCCAGTAGTGCCTTCAAGATCTCTCCTCTTACCTCAACGTGATGTCGGTGGACGAGTGACCCGGGCCAGCCTGCTATTCAACGCGCCCAACCGGCCCAGCGCGCTAACCCGGGTTCTTACCGTGCCGTATGACTCGTCCGTGTGAGAGTCTGACGTGCTCGCAACACGTCAGCGTTCTCGACGACCCGGGAGGGTATGATCCTCCATCTTCACCCCAGCATTGTGGGGGACGCTCTGCCGCTTTGAGCTACGGGTCGAACCCCGAGCTGACTAGGCTCAAGGCTGGCCTATTGGGCGGGCTAGTCAGGCCCATCCTCAGCCGGGTCGTCGATTCGGCCGCGAAACAGAATCGACATCCTCGCACAGCGCCTCAGTGGTTCCTACGGTAGCGACCTCTGGCCTGTATCGGTTTTCCCTCCCGTGCGAAGTGTGCTCGTTTCGGTACGATCGCTGGAGGTCCAGTCGAGCGATCTTGTCTACGAACAAACGTGCGCGCAGGTGATGGAATCGAACCATCCCGCCCCAGGTGCTGGGATTCCCGGCTTACGGCGCGACCCGCAGTCTAAGAATCCTGCATACCCGGGGAGCACCCAGTGCTACCCGCTGGACCCCCGCCGGGGTCCTGTGGAATGAGTGGGAATCGAACCCACCTCCCCGGGCCATATGCCCAACTCAGCCACTGAGCTATCATCCCATAAGTAGGTAGAAAGGGAGCCCCTCAACCTAACCCGTAGGTCGTATCAGGATGACCGCCGTAGGCGGCGCTCCGCTGGCGTAAACCCCCAGCACTTCCACCATCTCGGCGCACGGTCCCCACCAGGGCGAGGGAATCGAACCGGCCGTGCACCTAAGGATCGGGTCGACCGTCGCCGACCCTCTCCCTGCTGTCAGGCGAGGCCTCGAACCTCGATCACTCCAGTAGGCGCCGGAGCTGCTCTTCCCGTTGAGCTACCTGACATCTTCGAACTACGGCGTGATCGCGTCCCAGGCATCCGGACCGTACCACCGGTCCACCATCGCCTTGAGCTCGTCCCTCGGACCGCGGTATGCGATCACCGGGTTGCCGCCCGCGGGCCCGTGCAGGTCCACGATGCGGTAGGTGACACCCGGGAACGCGGACGCGATGTCGTGCACGGTGCGATAGGTGTCGTCCTTGCCGTCGTACGCGATCGGCACCGTGTCAAGCTGAATTTTCACGCCTGTTCTCTCTTCTCTAGTCGTCAGCGAACCGTACTTCGTGCTAGGTCCACTGTACCAGGTTCATATGAACCTGTACAACTACGAGTCCCTAACCTGAGACTCGTACCTAACTGCGATCTCCCTCTGGTGTCCCGGCTGTCCACAACCGAGACGAGCGACCTGCCGACTGAGCTGCGTTCGCAGCCAGTAGACCCGCGCATACGGGTTCGGCACGCCGTCCCGGATGTCGTTGCACATCGTCTTCGCCATCACGGCGATCTCTTCGAGAGCGGCGGCGACGGACAGCTCCGTCTCACGATCATACATCTCTGATCTCTTCTCTCCAGTTGTCAACGAACCGGTGTAGCTGGTTGCGCCTGCCAGTCAATCGTAACAAGATCATAAGCTTATGTACAACTAGATCTTGAGTGGTCAGCAGGCGGGCTCGACGGTGATCACCTGCCACTGACCCATCAGCTGCCTGACCTGCAGGGACGCCACGTTGGTCAGCACCCTGTGACCACCGGTCGTCACCCAGACGGCGTCGCAGGTCCGACCCGCGGGACTGGTCGGGGTCGCCAGCACGATGAGCGCCACGACGAGTGGGATGAACGGCAGCACGCCGCGCCGGAGCCGGCGAGTCGGTGCGGCGAGTGCGGAGAGCTCGATGAGTGCCATACCTCCAACGGTACGACTCTCACTCATCGTTATGAGAGGTGCAGGCCACCGGTCGACACGAGGAGGCCGGCGGCGACGAAGGCGAGAGCGATCCAGCCCAGGCCGATGCCGGCACCTCGACGCACGAGGATGAACTCCACCACGGCGGTGATGACGGCGATGAGAAAGAAGATACCCGCGAGTGTCATGGATGCTAGGTACCACCGAACAACTGATCGCTAAACCTAGTGGGAGTGGGTCGCCGACCAGATCGCGAGGAGCCAGCCCAGCACCAGTCCGATGAACATCGCGACGGTGAGACCGAGTCGACTCACGACCGACGCCACTCGTTGCCCGGGTAGCCGACCTGCTGGTGCGGTGGCATGTACGGCGAGTGGTAGCCCGTCTGCTGCCACGCCTCGTGATGCTGTGCGGTCGTCACGAGTCGTGCGCGCCGGTTGTGCCACGCACAGTAGGGCCAGCCGGTGAACCACCACAGGCCACCGGTGAGGACACCCAGCGCGAAGTGAGCGAGGTGGTTCGTGGTCTTGCGAGTCTTGTACACCTGTGTCATGGTCGGATTGTTCCAAGATCTCTCAGCGCATGACCGACACCGGGTTGAGCGGCTCGTACGCACCGGGACCGAAGGGAGTTCCGGTCTGCCAGTCATCGGGTTGAACGTTCTGTAGGAGGTTGGTGTCGGCCAGCTCGCGGCCGTTAGAGATCACCGCCTCGGTCTGCATGTCCCACAGCGCGTACACGATCGCGTCGGCCTCGTCGGGTGACCGACCCAGCTGCTTGTTGATCTCGTCCTTGGGCTGGATCTTGATCTTGCCCTTGGCGTCGAGGACCTCGTACACCGCGATCGTCAGCTCCTGCTTCGCACGAGCGTCGACCTCCGCCAGGTCGATCAGTCCCAGTCGGATCTGCTCACGGGCGTGCCAGTATGCCTCGGCGCGCCTGTTGAGAAACAGGTGCTCTCTGCCGAGGGTCGGACCCTCACCGAAGTTGACGGGTATGACCTCGGCGTCGTGCGCGACACCGCCGATGACTCCCAGTGGGTTGTGCTTCGTCGACAGCTCTCGAAGTGCACCATAGACACCCCAGCCGACACCGTTCGAGTCTATCTTGACGCGCTCGACTCGATGCTCTCGAAGCAGTAGAGCGACCTGGCCGACGGTCCGAACGGGATCGGGATCGACGAACGAGAACGACGGTCCCAGCCGCTGCCCGTGACGCAACCTGACGACGGTCCGGTTTCCACCGCCCCCGATGTCGATGCCGGCCGTGACCGGTGCCTGCGCGGGAAGCTCCAGGGCCTGGCACGCCTCGACCCACATCACGGGTATGACGATGAACGGACTGGTGCCGCGTGGAAACTCACCCTCACACTTCGACGTGAAGAGTGCCGAGCCCTCACCCCAGTCGTTGGCCCGGTCCTGGACCCAGTCGGGGTGGATCAGCATCTCCTTGAGACTCGTCGACACCGGCTCGTCGGTGAAGTTCGGCGTGTCCCAGTACGCGACGCGGATGTTGTGCCACGCGGGATTGGTGACGCACGTGGCGAAGTGGGCGAACTCGTCATCGGGGTTGCCGATGGCCAGCATCTTACCGCCGACGTTCGCGCCCAGCGTCGACGCGGCGTCCCACAGCTCCTTCGGCATGCCGCACGCCTCATCGAGCACGATCAGGATGTGCCGAGCGTGGATGCCCTGGAACGCGGTGGGATCGTAGTCACTCGGCTTGCGTCCGAACGCGACCAGCTGGTTGGAGACGTACCACTCCTTCAGGTTGGTGCGTCCCTGCAGTCCCAGGCTCGAGTGCATCTTGTTGATCTCGCGCCAGAGGATGGCCTCGACCTGCTTGTCGGTCGGTGCGGACGTCACCACGAACGTCTCACCGACCGGGTGGGTGTCCAAGAACCAGCAGCACGTCAGTGCCGCCGAGAACGACTTTCCGATCTCGTGACAGCTGCGCACAGCGACGTTCTTGTGGTCACGGACCGCCTCGAGGATCTCGCGCTGCTTCGACCACAGCTCGATTCCTCTAGCGCTGGCCCAGCCGACCGGATCTCGACGGTAGCGCGTGGCCTCGGGATCGAGCCACTCGGCCAGCCCGGCGTAACCCGTGGTGGGACGCTGCTGGCTGGTTGGTCGAGAGCGTGCCACGACCGTCTCTCACTCGACGGCGGTCGTTGTGTTGAGAACCGCGTTCGCGGTCGACTCGGAGATGACGACGCCGTGAACCGCCGAGCGGTCCTTCGCGCCGTGCTTCGTCGCGTTGGCCTGTGCCTCCGCGATGATGACACCGATGGTGGTGTTTGTGACGGTCTGACTCATGATGTCCATCATATCGGGTGTGACACGATGTTGACACAGCACGCCCACCGCGAGCTTGCCATCCCGTGTTCTCGCGGTGGGCGTGTGTACTGAAGGGTCGCTGCGAGGTGGCGCTCTCAGCGGCTACATCGTAGCAGGTGAGGGCGCTTCAAGTTCACAGTCCCTTTGCCGTGAGCCAGGTCTTCAGCGCGTCCTGCATGTGCCTGTTGCCACCGACCGTGGAGTGGTGCTCACGGACCCACGGGTGCGCGACGGCCGCGAGCGCGGCGTCCGGGTCGGTCGGGGTCGGCGTGGGGCTCGGCGGTACGGGCGTCGGGATCGGGGCCGGCTGGGTCAGCGGCGTGAAGATGGTGACGTCGCCCTGGTCGGCGAGCAACTTCCCGACGTCGGTGAAGCGGATCGCGAACCGGCCCGGCCGGCTGTCACGGGTGACGCCCCAATTGGGTCCCCAGCTCTGCGTGTACCAGACCAACTCGTCTTCGACGTCGATCTCGTCGGCGACGTACTCGTGGGCGCCGGCGATGCCAGAGTTCCAGTCGACTGTGACTACGCCGTCCGGGCCCGGGTTGAACATGCTTTTCAGCCACGTCGTACCGGTGATGTATGGGGTCTTCGTGAGCGCGAGCAGAGCGTCATCGAGGGTGAACGTGTGCTGATAGCCGGAGATCTCCCCGGCACTGACGAGTGCTTTTGCCACGGACAGGCCGGTCGAGCCGTTGTCATTGGGCGGATATGGGCCGTCGCCGTCAATCGTCTCGGCGTCGGAGTACAGGCGCCGTGCGCCTTCCTCACCGAAGGTGTAGACCCTGATGACATTGGCGAGGGTGTCGTAGTACGGATCGGTGCCGAGGCAACCGACGCCAGCGTTGCCGGTGCAACTTCCAACCTGCCCCTGATCCAGCACCGGGATGCGGCGGGTGTGCTTGGTCGACATCAGCGACAGGCCGGCGGTCGGGAACGCGTACTCACGGGAGCGGGAGTCGTGGCGGACGTGCCTGCCGAGGCGCGGGTCCGTCGATGGAATGCGGCGGTAGGTGACGGTCAAGGTTTCCCTCCGAGTGATGTCATCAGAGATCTCTGCGGTAGATCCTAGCCTAAGATCACTACACCTTCATGGGTACCGTGCAGATGACACCCCGGTGATAGCCCGAGTCGTAGGCCAGGCGCGCACCGTCGACGACCACGATCGAGCACGACGCACCACCGAGCTGCGCGGGTATCACCCGGATCGTGTACCGGTGTCCCGACTGGTAGGGCACCAGCTTGTCGAACTGCCCCACACCGTCCGCGGCGTTGGTGTACGAGTCGCCGACGTAGTGCTCGTGATCTACCACCGTGTTGACCGCACCGTCGATGCCCCACTGGACCAGTGTGGCCGCGCCACCGTTCCAGTTCGCGTGCAGGCGCACCATCCGCGCGTCGATCATCACAGTGCGCGCCACGACGACACCGAACGCGATGATGACGAGCAGCGCGACGCTGGACGCGAGTCGGTTGATCGTCCTCATCTTCCACCACCGCTGGGCTGCACGAACACCACGTAGGCGGCGACGATCGCCGCTACGACCAAGAATAGCATGATCACGCCGAACACACCCGTGTACTGGCGTCCCGCGACGTAGATCGCGACGAGACCGATCACACCGAAGATGACGAGTGCCTCTATGAGCTCCAACTCTCTCCTCTCACTCACCGTCGGAGGTGCCGCGGGCCGCTGAGCTCCTCCCGAAGCGTCAGCAACCCGCGGCCCTAGTTTGTCAACGGCACCACGCTACTGCGTGACCTCTGGTGTGTCTGAGTCGGTCTGAGTAACCGCTAGCGCGGGGTTGACCAGCTGCACGAACACGATCCGCTCGCGCGGAACCGCCAGGTCGTTACCCTGCGCGTCGCGCGCGAGGTAGTGTCCATCATCGCCGAGCAGATCGTACAGCTCCAGTGGCTCGGCGTCGGCCACGAGGTCGGTGTGCACGAACACGCCGTTCATGCCCTCACCGTGCTCCTTGAGCAGCATGATGAACGCGTGGACGCGCGACTCACTCTGCCTCGCGACCTGGCGCGCCTGCACCAGTCCGTCACACAGCCAGATCACTTCGTCACCTGCTTCCACGCGCTCTCGCCGTCGACCTTGAACACGGTGTCGACATCCCTGTCCGACAGCCATTCGATCAGTGCCCGCGTGGACATCGCCGGCACTCCCGTGCCGGACAGGTACCAGTAGTCACCGGTGCGAAGCACGGACTTGGTCACGGTGCTGATACTCTCCTCGACCCGCACCAGGATGCCGACGTACGTCAGCACTCGTCCCGACGACACCGAGCGCCCGAACCTGATGACGTCACCCGGTTCACAGGTGTGCAGTGCCTCCAGCCGCTCCACCGCCTCGGCCTTCGCCGCATAGTGGTCGGCCTGCCGGCGGTAGAAGTCCGCGTCAGCCATCACTCACCTCAACTCTCCGTCTCTTCCGCCGACGACTCCAGCGCCAGCAGCTCCGATCTCATCATAGCCCGCGCCCGCATCATTGTCTCATCATCGAGTCCCAGACCCTCGAGCACGCGCTGGATCGCCTGACCGACGACCCGCACCTCGAGCTCGGCGGTCTGGACCAGTCGCTCCTGGATGCCCGCGTCGATCGCGACCTTGGCGACCTTCGCGAGGTGCGCGCGCTCGATCTGCCGCTCTCGCACCCAGTGGTGGTGCGAGCCACCCGGCGCGAGGTCATCATCGACGCTCGCCTCCGCGACCTTCGAGTCCAGCCAGTGCACCGCACCCGCGCTGCGGCGCACCTCGTCCAGCAGCGCCTCCCACGGTGTCGTGTTGCGCAGCCGCGCGATCGCGTGACCCATCAGCCACGCAGCTCTCGCGCGCTCGTAGACCGAGTTGCCACTGTGTGAGCGACACCGCCCAAAGCCCTGGTGGTCAGTCCCCTGTCCAGCGGGTTGCTGACAGGTGCCCACCACTCCATCACGCGTAACGGGAGCGTCGCATCGACCCTCCGGAGCGAGGGTCGACGCCTCGACATTAGCTTGGGCACGCGCGCGAGTCTTACGCTCAGACTCTCGTCCCGCCACATCTCTTACCTCTTAACGTCTCTCGAGTCTAGGTGGGTTCGCCGGTGAAGAACGTCGCCGCGTGAGCGGTCGAGCAGAAGTCCTTTCGACTCTCGCCCTGTCCGAACGGGTTCGACGGTGCCTGCCCGTTCACCTGGATGACCGTGAACTGTGTCCAGCCACTCGACTGCGCGTTCACAGTGGTGTTAACACAGTTGATCGCATCACACTTTAGTTGGTCCATGCGACAATCCTAGCCCAGTGATATCTCATACCCTAGATCCTATCCTACGACGAGATCACACTCGTGAGCTCTAGCGGTCAGTTTGATCTTCATTGTAGGTGTAGGTTTCGTTCTGCCCAATCCGTTGCGTATCCGAGCGCGCGCGCGTGTCTGCGTACATGCATGGGGTAGGGACGATACAAACCTACAAACCTACAATATGAATAAAATAAGACTCAATTACCTCCTGATCTGGACCATCTCAAGATCAATATGAGTAGGTTCCGCTGTATGTTCTCCCTTAGAGACCTACATCAGACCCCGTCAAACCAACAATCTCATCCTTTAGTGCCCAACACATCTCGCTAGGTCATCTCTTATCACGTGACATTTGTGATCAACTCAACCTAGTAGGTTTTCAAAAGTAGGTTTCTAGTGTGACTAACGTCACCCCAACTGCATCCGAACTCGCACGTCGATGGGAATGTTCTCCGTGATCAACCGCCGTCCCAGCCAGCGCGCGCCCCCCGACTCACGCGATTCCCACTGCTTGTCACGGATCGCTGTGTTGAACGAGTTGCGTCCGAGGGTGTCCAACTTGTCACTCTTATCGGTCATGTACTGGACCCAGAAGCGGTACGCCGAGTACAGGTCTCGCAACCTGACGCACTCCAGTATCGGTGCGTCGAGTGGGATCTCTGCCAGGTAGCCCTCCTCCCGCATCCACGCGAGGAACTCATCGGTGTGGTCGATCCCACCGCGAGTCTCCATCGTCGCCAGCGCGTAGCGCTCGGGCATGCGGTCGATGATGTCATCACGCGCGCCGTCGATGATGAGTCGCAGCAGGTGTCGTCGACACGTCTCATCGTTGAGGAACGCGGCGCGCTTCTCGGGTCTCTCCTGCTCCTTCGTCAGCGTCTTATCGAAGTGTATGACGAAGATGCGACGCTTGGTCGGACCGTCCGCTCCGGTGATCCGAGGCATCGTGTTGGTCACCAGCAGCGGGGTGAAGCGCGGCTCCCTACCGACCAGTCCCTTGAACAGGTTGCGGTACGGCAGCGGCTCGCCGCCGGTCAGCCGCTTGATCTGATCGGCGTGGAGCGCCCACGCCTTCGAGGCCTCTGAGGCCCACGCCAGCCGCGAGAACATCGCCTTGACCAGGTCTGGTCGCGGCTTATCATCCAGGTTACCACGGAAGATCGAGGAGCCCACGGCCGTCGAGAACTCACCCAGTACGTTGTGCACTCCGGTCATCAGCTGGCTCTTACCGCTGGTCGTGTCACCCCAGATGATGGGAAACATGCGCCGCGGGTTACCGCCCCGAAGACACTGGCCCAGCACCGCGAAGACGAATCGCTGGTCCTCCACGCTGGGCAGGAAGGTCTCGAAGAACTCGTTCATGAGTGGCGAGTGCGCGGTGAGATCATACGGCACCGTCGTTCGTCGCGCGAACATGTCGTCGGGTCGCGCCGGTCGCACCTCACCCGTCGTCAGGTTGACCAGCATCCGGTCACCGGTCGCTATGAAGTCACGCGTCGCGTCGAACCAGTCCTCCTCCACGTGAAGCGCGGGATCCGCCGCGGCGGTGTCTAGCATCGCACGGCGTCGACCGACCGACTCCAGCCTGGTGATCTCACGCAGGTTGCGGTTGGTGATCGCTGGATCATCGCGTGTCGTGCGCATCTCCTCATCACGTCGCGCGCGAATGACTCCCTGAGTTAGCGCGAACGCGCCGAGTGCGTTGCCCGTGTCAAGCTGCCAGCCGTTCTTCGACCACAGGTACCAGCGCTCTGTGTCGGTCGCGTAGCGCACCTGCTGTCCGTACAGCTGGACGAAGATGCGACCGTTGCCGGTGTCCGTGAGTGCGATCTCGTCTTCGCGGTTCTGCTCGATGTCACGCTCGAGTGGAGTGAGATCATCGGTCATCGAGTGAACCGCCGCTCTGACCGGATGACTGTGCGTGAGCCGACGCGCCGGTAGGTCTCAGTCGTACTCGTCACAGTCTCCGTCGTCTCTGTGTCATCTCGCCAGAAGCGTACGAACTTGGGTCTACTCGGTTCCACCGTGCTCCAGATGCGATCTGCCTTGTACTCGACGTACTCCCACTGGAACGCGTCGCGATCACTCGAGTCCTCACCCATCGCCAGCCAGATGTCCTGTGCCGCGGCCAGCGCTGCCTCCTGCGTCGCGCCGGCCCTACGCCGACGGAACAACCAGTCGTTGAAGAACTCATCTCGCTCGCCCCTACCGGGTCCCTCCGCGACGCACCTGTCGTAGTCGTACCCGAAGAGTCTCTCACTCTCGGCTCGACCGGTCGCACTGCCTCGACTCTGGGTGATCCAGTCCCGTGCCTCGGGCGGTGCCGCCGCCACGGGCAGGTCGTTGAGCCACTCGCGCGCGTCCCACGTCGGTCCACTGGGAACCGCGACGTACCCACCCTCCGACTTGACGTCGACATTCGGCAGGATTCGGTTGCGCCCACGCAGTCGCTCACCGGGCTGAAGTGCCAGGTAGACGTGTAGGCCACCGCCGCCGGTCCTCGCGGTCAGCGTCCGCGGTATGGACCACCCGGGAACCCAGCCCTCCCACTGCTCGATGACCTCGAGTCCGGTCACGCCGTCATTATGACGATCCGTTGCCTCCGCATCGATGACCATGATGCCGGATGCGGATCCGGTTCGAACCGCGAGAAGTTCGGCACGCGGATGTCGAAGCATCTGCTGGACGCGCTCGACGTCACTCGTTGCGGCGTAGAAGCCGTGACAGTGTAGGTGTCCACAGGTCTCACGATCGTGCGTAAAGTCGGCGCGATGACACTCATCACAAGATGCCAGTGGTCGTTTGTCTCGTCCGAGGACGAACACCCGCCAGCCGCGCTCCACGTACAGCTGTGCGAAAAAGAGTCTCTGATCTCCACGAGGTGGTGACAAGTCGGCTCTCCTCTCTCGTCTCCAGGTCACGCAGCGGTGCCGCGCCGCACTCACGAACTACGGCCCGTACCCCAACCATAAACTCCGGTAGACCACAAGATGATCTCACGGTTGAGTCCGTGGTGTTGTATAGTGAGATCGGGCGGATCGAGCGAGAGTCTCACACAGTCTGCTCATGGAGACGAGAGAGTACCGGAGGATACATCCGATGATGGAGCACACCGAGACGCGGGACACCAGACCCCGCGACTGGCTACTGGAGACGAAGACCGGACCGCTGACGCTGTACGGCGTGCGTCTGGCCGCACACACGAGTCACGAGCGACTGCACACTCACCTCGCACCTCACGCGGCGCGCTACGAGAAGTGCCACGCGTGTCGCTGGACGGAGATCGCCATCTACCGGCAGTGCGAGTCCGCGCGAGAGCTGTCACTACGCACGCACCCGTCGCGCACCGGTAGTCCCGAGAAGAGTCTGGAGCTGCGCCGGGCCGGACCGGTACTCGGTGACTACGTGGTTCACACGGTGGGACGCTCGGCCGTTCCGGGTGAGGACACGTGGTTTCGCGTGGTTCGCGCACCGCGACCGGCCGACGTCATCGAGAGCCTGATCGTGACCAAGGACAAGGGTACTCACACCGATCGGTTCATCACTCGACCCGCCCAGGACGCGCTCGAGTCGGCGGCGCGGGTCGACGACCAGCTGGACCGCGAGCTGGGCGTGTGGGTCGAGTCGGACGCGGCTCGCCGGGTGAGTCTGTGAGATCGATGACCTGGTAAGATTCTGGCTACGTTCGGTCGCGTACAACCGAGTCGCCTTCCACACGTCAGCTCCGTCCGCGACCGGACTCACAGCGGGATGGTGCAGGACGGTAGCACGTCGGCCTCATAAGCCGAAGGTCCCGGGTTCGAGTCCCGGTCCCGCAACTGAGGGAGATCGGTCGAAGCGATGGGCCTACCTCGCTACCACCGGTGGGACACACTCCCTCACGTCCAGAGGTTCGCACTACGACCCTAGCTCGATCGGACGTAAAACCTGAGAAGCGAGCGTAGCGGGATCGGGAGAGTCGGCATCGGCTCTCCCGCATCCAGCGTCGAGAGACTGGACGAGTGAGCACGAGAGATGAGAGAGGTGCGGTGTGACAACCGTCGCGCTAGTTCACAGCCTACTTGGGATCCTGGCCGGACTGATCGTCATCTACGTGCTGATAACCAGAAGTCACAGACTCGACGCTCTCGTAGTTCTCGTCTCGGTGTTCGCGCTGATCTTCTGGATCTCCTACGAGACAGGACTGCTGCGGTGAGTGAGTCGTGGATCAACCGCACTGTGATCATCATCTTTCTACTGCTGGCCGTGTGGCTACTCACTCATCCCAGTGAGCTGCGGATCGACCCGCTACCGCGACCCTCTGTGACTCGCACACCGACGCCGATGTCCTCGACGTCGCCGCGGTGATGACCGGCCGCGGTGAGTCATCAGATCAACACTGTGCGACTATCGGCCGATAGTGTAGAACCGGTCGCTACCACACGCGAGAGGGAGATCGAGATGCGCTACGTTGTCGCCGTTGGTGTCGGTCTGGTGATCGCACTGACGTGGTTGATCGAGACGGGCTGGCTGCGCGCACAGGAGTGGACGGTGCCCAACTATCGCCACCAGCTGGGCTATCGCCGGCGGCACTCGTCACGTGCCATCACGCGGCGTGGTGGTGAGCCGCGCAGCGTGGCGATCCTACTTCGTGACTCGCGCAACCACCTGACGGTGCGCGCACAACTACTCGCGGTGGCCGAGTCGTGAAGATCAGCGGTCGACAGCTCAGCGTGCTTCACGCGATCACCCTGGGTCACGTCAGTCGGACCCGTGACTTTGAGTATGAGATAGACCGTCACTACGTCGGTGTGCGCTGGCGAGTGTGCACCACGACGGTGTACACCCTCGAAGAGCTGGGTGTCATCACCCTGTCATACGGCGGTGAGATCTCGGTCACCGCGCTCGGCATCACGACGGACGTACTTAAGATGAGAGAGCGAGAGGCGTATGAGAGACACGACAGCTACGTTCCGACCGCGGGAGACTGACCGTGATCATTAGCGTCGACGGCCCCGACTGCGCGGGCAAGAGCACGTTCGTCGAACGGATCACAGAGCGGTTCATCACCGAACAGTGGGATGTCATCTCACTTCACGCGGGACCGCCGAAGAGTCACCCACTGGATGAGTACGAGCGTCCCATCTACGAGCGTCACAACCGGCTCTTCACGGACCGGCGAACCGCCCTGGTCCTCGATCGCTGGGACGTCGGTGAGCAGGTGTACCCCGCCGTCGTGAACCGGTTGACCCAGCTCGACGTTCCCGTACAGCGTCACATTGAGCTGTTCAAGCGTCGCTACGGGTTCATCGAGATCATCATCAACCCGGGCGTCAAGCGGCTTCAGGACTGCATGGCGACGCGGCCCGAGGCCGAGCGCGACTACACGAACCAGCAGCTGGCCGAGCTTCACCAGCGCTTCGCGAACCTCGACTCGACGGGTAACCACCGGCTGTACTTCTCACTCCTCGATCCGGTGGACGCGCTCGAGAGTATCCTCGACCTCGCGTATGGACTGGATGATGATGCCCAGGGACTCGCGCACCTGGTGACGTACGTCGGTCAACCTCGACCGCGCTTCCTGCTCTTCGGTGAGCGACGCGGCACGAGAGAGCAGTACCTCACGATGGGTCGTGCACCCGCGTTTGGACCGTACGTGTCCACGTCGGGTCACTACCTCCTCACTCACCTCGACGTACCGCGCATGGGCGGTGGTCTGGCCAACGCGTGTGACGTCGATGATCCGAAGATCCTGTGGGACTACGTGAAGCAGCCACCGGTCGTCGCGCTGGGTGTAAACGCACACGAGACACTCGAGGCCGCGGGCGTACCGCACGGCTCGATGCCCCACCCACAGTACGTCCGACGGTTCCACTACTCGCACGGTCGCCAGTACGCCGCGGCGATCATCGAGACCGTCCAGTCGCAGAGGAATGAGCTCAAGTGGCGACCCTGATCGAGTGTGACAACGGCCGACTCGGCTACCGTGAGATCCTCGCAACCGCGCTCAACGGCGCGTGGCGCAGCCCACGTGGACTCGCGACGTACGACGCAGGACACGTCACGATCGTGTTTGATGATGTCCGTGACATGCTTCCTACCAAGCTGGGTCGCAACCTGTCGCTGAAGATCGCGGCGGTCGAGGCACTGCAGCTGATCGCCGGTCTGCCGGCCGAGCAGCTACTACTGGCCGTAGCCCCACAGTTCCAGCGGTATGCTCGTCCCGATGGCACGTTCTGGGGTTCGTACGGTCGACGCATCGGCCAGCAGCTCGACGCCGTCTATCGCAAGCTCAGGGCGGATCCCGAGACGCGCCAGGCCGTCATCACGCTGTGGGATCCAGACCTGGACAACAAGTCCGGCGAGTCGGACTACCCGTGCACCGTCGCGCTGGGATTCTCGATCAACGTTCACGACCAACTCGACATGCACACGACGATGCGAAGTAACGACGCGTGGCTGGGACTGCCGTACGACATCTTCCAGTTCACACAGCTTCAGTGGAGTCTCGCGAACACGCTTGGTGTGTCACCGGGAACATACACGCACACGACGTGGTCGCTTCACCTGTACGCCGACAACCGTGACGATGCGATGAAGATTGTGACTAACGAGCAATTACGAGTGCCGACACTCGAGCGAGAGTGTCTTGGCATCGGTCACATCGGCGATCCGATCCATGTCGTCCGCGACCGCGCGGCTGCGATTCTCACCGGTGAGATGATCGCTCGTATGACCAAGACGGAGGAGTGGTACGTTGAGCAACTTGCTGACTACTTCAAGCGTTAGGCCGTCGTGGGATGACTACTTCCTCGAGATCGTGGGTGCGGTAGCGGGGCGCGCGACGTGCGATCGCGGCCGCTGTGGATCGATCATCGTGGCGGATCGCCAGATTCTGGCGACGGGATATGTGGGTTCGCCTCCCGGCTTTCCCCACTGCGACGACGTGGGTCACGACATGATCGACGGTCACTGTGTTCGTACCGTTCACGCGGAGCAGAACGCGTTCGTATCGGCTGCACGTCGTGGTGTTTCGGTCGCAAGTGCGACGCTCTACACGACCCTGGCTCCGTGCCGTGTCTGTGCCATGCTCGCCGTCACCGCCGGTGTGCAGCGTGTTGTGGCGGCGTCGGCGTACCAGAACGGTCACGGTCTGGCCGTCCTCGAGTTCGCCGGCATCGAGTACCGAGTCGTAGATCCGAGGATCACATATGTCACTAGATGACGTCAAACTTCACCTCGTCGATGACGTCGAGACGGCCTTCGAGCTGATGCGCTGGCTCGGCACCGAGGACGCGGCACGGGGCATCGGTGTCGACACCGAGACGACCGGTCTCGCGCGCTCGGATCGCGTACGCCTCCTCCAGGTCGGTGGGTTCGAGCACGGTTGGGCGATACCACTGGATGACTGGCGTGGGCTCTCGAAGCAGATCGCCGCGGTCTACGACGGTCCGGTGTACATGCACAACGCGACCTTCGACCAGCCGAAGCTCGAGCGCAAGGGTGTCTTCTTTTCGCGCTCTCGCATCCGTGACACGATGGTGATGAGTCACATCATCGAACCCAACATGCCCAAGGCACTAAAGTCCCAGTGTGAGCGTCACGTGGATCGACTCGCGGCGGGTGCGCAGGGTGATCTCGATAAGATACTTCGTGAGGGTGGTTGGACCTGGGAGACCGTTCCGACCGACTTTCAACCGTACTGGCTCTACGGCGCGCTGGATCCGGTCCTGACACGTCACCTGGCGGCGTTCCACGAGCCACTGGTACAACTCCAGGCACCGGCCTCATTCGACTTGGAGAACTCCGTACAGTGGGTCACCTACGATATGACCGACTACGGCGCTCACATCGACGCGCCCTACACGAGGAAGAGACTCGACGAGTTTCGTCAGTACGTTGAGCGCGCGGGCCAGTGGGTCAAGGACACCTACGGCGTGTCGGCGGGATCAAACGAGGCGATCGTCGCGCTCCTGCAGGCGGAGGGTTACGACTTCACAGAGAAGACCGCCGGTGGCGCATATAAGCTGGACAAGGATGTCCTGGGAGACATCGACCACCCACTGGCCCAGACCGTCCTGAAGCGCCGTCAGCTTCAGAAGCTCGCGTCGACGTACCTCTCTCACTTTGCGACCGAGGTCGACGCCAATGACTGCATTCATCCGACGATCAACACCCTGGGCGCGCGAACGAGTCGCATGTCGATGCAGGAACCGAACCTCCAGAACCTGCCTCGCAAGAGTGAACGAAACCGAGCGGCGGAGACGGTTCGCAACTGCGTGAGTGCGCGACCCGATCACACGATGCTCATGTGTGACTTCGACCAGATCGAGATGCGGATCCTCGCCCATCTCTCCAACGATCCGAACCTCATCGCGGCGTTCAAGGCACCCGATGACTTCTTCGTCGAGCTGGCACGTCAGATGTTCGATGATCCGATGATCGAGAAGAAGGACCCACGGCGACAGATCACGAAGAACGCGGGCTATGCCGAGATCTACGGTGCCGGCATCCCGAAGTTCGCGGCGACCGCCGGTATCTCACTAGATCAAGCGCGCCAGGTCAAGAACCGGTGGAACCAGCTCTACCCGGGAACGAAGAGATTCGCACGTGAGGTCGAGTCGTTCGCGTGGAACACTCAGCGTGAGACGGGTGTTCCGTTCTTTCCCAGTCCGGTGACTGGTCGTCACCACGTCGCCGATCCCAACAAGATCTACGCGCTGCTCAACTACCTCATCCAGGGATCGGCCGCCGAGGTGTTCAAGGGTAAGCTGATGGAGCTGTCCGCCGCCGGCCTGGGCGAGTGGATGGTCGCACCCGTGCATGATGAAATCATCCTCGACGTTCCGAACGAGCACGTCGAGGACGCCGTGCAGACGCTCAAGTCCGTGATGAACGATCCGACCACCTACCGTGTTCCGATCTCCGCATCCGTGTCGTACGGCCAGCGCTGGGGGCTCAAAGTGAACTGGGATGATGAAGAGTGACTACGAGTAGCGATCCTCGTGTGTTAGGTCCTCTATATCGTCAGATCGCAATCGATGTGTATGGACCATTACCCGTTAAGTGTCGATGCGGTGAGATGATCAACAAGATCTCTCGATACGACGGCAGTGTACATCATCTTGATGAGAATCCGTGGAACAATGATCCCACAAATCTTGAGATCATACACAATGCTTGTCACGCAAAACTTCATCACACAGGGCGAGTACACTCAGAAGAGACAAAGGCCAAGCTACGAAAACCTAAGTCTCTTGACACTCGTCGTAAGATGAGTGAAGCCCAACGTGGACATGAAGTAGAACAGTCACAACGTGCTAACATAAGTAAGACGTTACAGGGACGACTCGTTGGTGCAGCGACAATGACTGCATCTTGTTCATGCGGTAAGACTGGAAGTCGTGGCCCAATTGCGTATCATGCAAAGCGTCTTGGACATGAATGGATACGTACATGAGTGAGATACCCGATCCGACCGCGCAGCCGCTGCCGATCGCCAACGACGGCGTGCCGATCATCGACATCGTGCTGGCGGAGTTCGCAGCGCGAAAGATGTACGGTATCACGAAGTACGGTACGACTCTCCAGGCGTTCAACGGTCGTGACGCTCTGCAGGACGCGATCGATGAGGCGATGGACCTCGTGATCTACCTGACGCAGGTGAGGGAGGAGCGCGATGCTACACGTGGTGGGGATCGACCCGGGCAAGCTGACGGGGATCGCGTCATGGACACGGCAGACGTTCCAGGCCTCACTGGTACCGGCGGACGAAGTGGTGCCCTCTCTTCGGACCCTTTTAGCATCGTGGTCTTCGACCGAGTTCCAGCCGAGGGTGATCGTCTCTACGGAGCGATACTTCCTCAACGCGACCAGCCATAAGAAGAGCCGACAGTACGACGCGCAGTACCTGATCGGCGCGATCAAGATGCTCTGCTCTGACGAGCACGTTCGGTTCACACAGTACCCACGTTCGTTCACGAAGCGCTGCGGCAACCCCGAACGCCTACGCCGACTGGGCATGCACACCCCGGGACCAGATCACGCTGATTCTGCGACCGGACAGGTCATAGCCGCGCTCCTCGAGTTTCATCCTGACGAGATCGCCAGGCTGGAGTCTCTGGTATGATCTAGACTCTCCGGACTATTCACCGAGGGTTAGCCCAGAGACGGGTGGTCTCGGCCGTTAACCGGGACCACCCACCACTCACGAGATTGGGAGATGAGAGATGCAACGTCGCTGTCGCGCCGGCTTCGACAACAACGGTGCCTGCACCGACCCCGGCCACCGGACGGGCTGGCACTATCCCGAGCAGGCCGAAAGATGTGAGATGATCGGCTTCTTCTACGACCAGTGTCGTCGTGAGTACGGTCACCACCTTGATGACTCGCTACCGTACCACCGGTGGTGCCTGCCCGACTGCGGCTCCGCAGTCACCACGGCGAACGACGGTAGCATCATCATCGACAGCACCCAGGCGTGGATCGACATCTACGAGGTGGTGCTGTCCTCGGGTGAGAAGCTCGAGTGGTCATATGAGGAGACGGTGATGTCACGTGCCTCACGCTGAGCGAGTGGGTGATCGCATAACCCTGACCGCCCAGTGGAACGACAAGGAGCTGATCAAGCTCGTTCCCGGCCGGTCGTGGGACGCCGACGAGCGTAACTGGACGGTGCCGCTGTCCTGGGCCGCGTGTCTTCAGCTTCGTGGCATCTTCGGTGACCACCTGACCCTGGGTGACGGACTGCGAGAGTGGGCGTTCACCGAGCGCGCTCAGCGCATCACACCGGCGACCGACCTCCGACTGCAGACCGAGCCGATCGAGAGTATAGATCTCGAGGGACTCTACCCGTTTCAGCACGTCGGTGCGGAGTGGCTCAACATCGCGGGTGACGCACTTCTCGGCGATGACATGGGAACGGGTAAGACCGTCCAGCTGTTGACCGCGCTGCGGTGGCGGATCCAGTCTGGACTAGACACGCTTCCCGCCCTGGTGATCTGTCCCAACGGTGTGAAGATGTCGTGGCGACAGCACGTCGAGCGGTGGCTGCCCGAGGCCCTGCCTGTGATGATCGAGGGCTCTGCGGTGAACAAGCGTAAGCTGTTCGCGGGTCCGGCACGAGAGAGTAACGCTCTCGTCATCATCAACATCGAGGCTGTACGACTTCACACGCGACTCGCGCCCTACGGATCTGTGAGGTTGGCGCGGTGCATCTCGTGTGATAAGCAGAGTGGTGACCCACAGTTAACGGTGTCACGCTGCGAGGTTCACCACAAGGAACTGAACGAGATCCCGTTCAAGGTGGTGATCGTCGATGAGGCACACCGGATCAAGGATCCGCAGTCGAAGCAGACGCGCGCGGTGTGGCACGCGGGCCACCAGCCCAGTGTCACACGACGCTGGGCGGCCACCGGCACACCCGTCGCGAACGCACCCGATGACATCTGGCCCATCATGCACTTTGTGGATCCTACCGAGTATCCGTCGAAGGGTGCGTTCATCGACCGCTACTGTCTGATGTCGTGGGACAGCAACGGTGGCCTGTCGGTCGTCGGCGTTAACCCACAGACGTCCACGGAGTTCTACGGGATTCTCGACCCACGCTTCCGGCGGATGCCCAAGGCGCTGGTTCTCACGCAGCTACCGCCGAAGATCCGCACACAGCACTACGTGGACATGTCACCCAAGCAGACCAAGGCGTACCGTGAGATCAGTGAGGGTCTCATCACACGACTGGATGACGGCTCGCTACTCGTCGCACCTAACGACCTGGTGGCACAGACCCGACTCCTGCAGCTCTCATCATCTTACTGCACAGTTGAGCGGACCGGGGAGTTCACCGAGGACGGTCGAGAGCGTCTCAGGGTCACAATGATCGACACACCGGCCAGTCCCAAACTGGACGAACTACTGGTGATACATGATGAGCTCGTCGGACAGCAGTATGTGGTCTCGACGGAGCATCGACAGCTACTGGAGCTCGCGATGCGACGTTATGAGAGGCTCGGCATCAGCTTCTCTCGCATCGTCGGTGGTCTCTCTCAAGAAGAGCGTGAGTGGCAGCTGAACCAGTTCCAGACCGGTAAGCACCGAGTCTTATTCATGACGCTCAAGGCCGGTGGAACGGGTCTCACGATGACCGCGGCGTCGGCGATGGTCTGCCTACAGCGGTCGTGGTCACTGATCGACAACAAGCAGGGTGAGGACCGTATTCACCGCATCGGTTCGGAGATCCACGAGTCGATCAGCATCATTGATGTGATCACACGCGGTACCGTTGAGGAGACGGTTCAGATACCGCGACTACTGACTAAGCTGGCGCGACTGGAAGAGATCCAGCGTGACAGGGCCACTCTTCTGGCACACGGTCGGTCCGTCGCAGACATCGATGCCGAAGAGTCACGCCTACTCGGGACGAACCTAGGATGGTCACGGTGAGCTGGAAGAACTTTCGTGATGCGACACCCGAAGACATACACGTCGCAGAAGAGGGACTTCGGTGTACCAACGCGTACGTTGATCACCTACTCGACGCGCTGAAGCGGCACAAGGAGAAGCACGGACTGAGCTGCATAGCCGTCTGTCCGGGTGAACACTTCATCGAAGATCTCACCGCATTCTCGAGTGATGTCGACGGGCTGGACATTCTCCAGGGAATCATCACTGTGATGACCACGCGACTCGCCGGCTACGACACCGACTAGGAGTTTAGTGACTACGTTGGACCAGATCCAGTTGGACATCACCGCGGTGCGTGGTCGCGGAACATCACGTAAGAAGCTCGCCCTCGAGGCCGAACTGTCCGAGGGTGTCATCTGGCGCATCGAGAACAAGGGAACGTGCAGTGCAGCAGAGAGAGCGAGACTCGAGCCGATTCTGGCACGACTCCTGGGTCGACCTGGAGGAGACGGCCGTGATCCCGAGGGATCTGATCCGGGAAGCGATCAGATCCTCGCAGGAGACGACGGTACTTCCCGTCCTACCGAGTCTCCACGCAGTGTGGACGAACCTACCGGATCCACGGGATCGTCCACTGTTCTACCGGGGTCGACACCGGTAGGCGTCGACTGGACAGCTCTCCGCACTCTGGCGACGGGAATCTCTGATCACGACCTCGAGCGATCACTCTACGTTGGACCCGATCGCTCGCAGGGTTATGAACTCTACTCGAACTCCGAGATCCAGACGTTTCAAGACTGTCGACGTCGGTGGTGGCTCGTGTACTACCGCTGGCTGGCGGCGCGCGTCGAGTCACCCACTGGAGCGCTCGCCATCGGTGGTCGAATCCACCGCGCTCTACAGGCCTGGTATGTGCCCGACGGTCAGACCCGTGTCGATCCACGTACCGCGCTCGAACGGCTGATAGCGGAGGACTGGACGCGGGTAGTGCGTGCCCTCGGGTCGGACTCCGTAGATCTGGTGTTGGAGAAGAAGTTCTCTGCCGAGGCGGTCCTCGAGCGTGCCATGATCGAGGGCTACGTGCAGTGGCTGGCCGAAGAGGGTCACGACGCAAACCTGAGGGTGATCCAGTCCGAGTCGTACGTTGAGGCGGACGTGTCCGAGCACTTCGGTCACGATGCGAAGATCAAGCTCATCGCGAAGCTCGACGTTCAGGTGGAGCGCACGAGTGACGGTGTGCGCATGTTCATCGATCACAAGACTGTCGGTGAGTTCAACACGTGGCGACGTCTGACACCGCTTCACCCGCAGATGCTGCACTATCACCTCATCGAGTGGCTGTCCACGGAGGAGGGTGAGCGACGCTGCGACGGCGCGCTCTACAACATGCTTCGCAAGGTGAAGCGCACCGCGACGGCCAAGCCGCCGTTCTACGATCGGATCGAGGTGCATCACAACCTCACCGAGCTCGAGTCGTTCAAGACGCGGACGTTCGGTGTCATCAATGAGATCCAGTCGGTTCGTCAGCGACTCGAGGAGGGTGAAGACCCACTCGCGATCGTCTACCCACGGCCGACGCGTGACTGTCACTGGAAGTGCGACTTCTTCCAGGTGTGCGGGATGTTCGACGACGGTAGTCGCGTGGAGGACATGCTCAGGGCCATGTACGTCTCACGCGATCCACTGACGTACTACGGTGTTGAGAGTGAGGAGGGAGATAGTTGAAGGAGAGCATCTCGACGCTGATCCACGCGCCGTCGAAGGTGGGTAAGTCGACACTGATGTCGACGGCACCACCACCACTCTGTGTCTTCGACGTGGAGGGATCCTGGAAGTTCATCAGGACACAAGGATTCAAGAGCGCGACGCCGTTGCGCAAGATCGCGTGGAATCCACGGGATGAACCACCACCGCGCTACGACGGCACCTGGGACGCGGCGATGGTCACGGTTACCGACTGGGCAACGCTGACCAGTGGGTATGTGCACCTCCAGCAGTCACCGCACGACTTTCGCTCGGTGATCGTCGACTCGGTAACGGAGGCACAGCGTAAGCTCAAGACGAACCTGCGCGGCCTCGAGCAGATGCGCATCCAGGACTGGGGCGACCTACTCGTCTACATGGACAAGTGGATCCGTGACATCCGCGACCTGTCACTGATCCCGGAGTTGCCCATCCAGTTTGCCGGATTCGTCGCCGAGACGGAGGAGAAGGGTGGTCGGTGGCGTCCGGCGATGCAGGGAAGCATCGGTCGCGCACTGCCGTACTGGGTTGACATCTGTGGTTACCTCTACACGGACAGTGACCTCGACGCGAACGGACAGGCGACCGCCAAGCACAAGAAGCTGCTCGTTATGTCGGATCATCCACAGTTCGAGTCAGGTGAACGAGTCCAGGGTCTCCTGGGTGATGTCATCACCGATCCCAGCATCACTAGTATGATGTACACGATCTACGGAGACGATGTCTTCGGGCAGGGAGAGAGTAAGTGAGTGAGATCAACTGGTCTTCGTTGAAGAAGACCGCAGATGACGCGATAAAGCCACTGGACGTGGGTCGCTACCGGTTCATGATCACACGTCCCGATGTGCGGCAGGCGTCGACCGGCTCGTGGATGATCGTGGTTCACCTCGTGGTTCAGGGTGGTGATCGCCACGGCAAGGACCTCATGAACAACTTCGTGATGGCACCGGACAGCGCGTTCGCTCTGAACCGGTGGTTCAAGAACTTCGAGGCCATCGGCATCACCGAGTCGTTCTGGACCCAGCTGTCACAGTCGGGTCTCAACCTCGAGCAGTCGCTGCGCACCGTGGCCAGCGCGATCGACGGTCGACTCGTCGAGGCCGAGGTGGACATCAAGCTGTTCCGTGACCAGCAGCGCAACGAGTTCGTGGCGTTCTATCCCGTCCCGCAGCAACCCAGTGTGGGCAACCCCAGCGTGTTCGCACAGTCATCCCCGTCGGGTACCTCGGGTCCGAGTGGTGCACCGCCCGTACCGGTCATCCCAGGCGGCGGAGTGTCCACGCCCAGCGTCCCGATCTCGGTGCCCACCGTGTCGGTCAGCTCTGCACCGGTTCCGCCGAAGACCCCGGTGGCCCCGCCGAACGAACCCTTCTAGACACCACTCGCACCACCACATATAAGAGGTGTGATGATGAGCGTCAACGCGCGCCGAGGATGATGCGCGCGAAGACCGGTCATGATGGCAACTAGGGGACCCGGAGTCGGATCTGCGCTCATCATCACACCTCATAGCGGTGGTACGATCTACGAGATAGAGAGACAAGGAGACGATATGCGCGTTGGGTACGCTAAACTAGGACGCTCGATGCCACTCACACTCGAGCGCTGTGGTAACCTCGGTGGCGACGTCGAGATGGCCGCGGTGGTCGGTGAGCTGGCACGCCGTCATCCCGAGCACGAGTTCACACTGATCGGACGCAACGATGGGTCGAGACCGCAGGACGTAGGACTTCCCTCGAACGTGTCTAACCCGTGGATCGAGTGGGGACCCGAGGTTGCCGCACAAGTAAAACTAATCCGGCGTAAGGGTGAGGGTCTGACCGTCGATGATCAGCGCGCGATCGTGCGTGTCTTTGACTATGTCACCCTCGACGCGTTCCGTGATCTCGACGGTCTCGTGGTGTGGGTCGGCCAACACGGCACGACGAACATGCCTCTCCCGTCGATTCGTGAACCCGGTCAGTTCACCAAGCCTTACGACTGGAGCATCTACTACTGCTCATACCTCCTGAGAGGCATCAACGTCTGGCGGTCGGTAGATCCGTACCGGCGCGAGGAGATCTACCTCAACGCGGACTCGCGCAACTCACACAAGATGCGCGACCTGTCCTGGCCCTTACAACACCCGGTGCTCACCCAGTACACATACTCAAAGAGTGTGAAGCACGAGCGATTCGGCGACTTCCGTCTGCCCGTCGAGATCAATCGCGGTGATGTGGCCGACAAGCAGTGGGACCTGAACGCTCACTACGAGCGGGATCCGTTCCTCTGGACCAGTGTCGTCAAGAACGTGTACTCGCGTCTCGAGGTGAACGGTCTCGTGCCGAACACGCCGTTCGGTGATCTCATCTCATTCAACGACGACTGGCAGCGGCCCGGACACTTCGGTCTCTTCATCAATGAGGCACGCGCGATCGGTGTGGCGAGGAGTCTCGGCCGCGCGGAGGTGTTCCGCGACTGGGTGACACCGCTGGATCCGCACTTCGTGCACGGCACGTGGTCCGAGAGTGGTAAGCAGAAGATCGGTCGCGACGTCCAGCCGGCACCGTGGGACCGGTACTACCCGCAACTTCACTCGGTGCGCACCACACTCACGACACCGTCCAGTGGCTCGGGCTGGGCGACCGCCAAGCCGTGGGAGGCCTTCGCCGCCGGCACCGTGTGCTTCTTTCACCCAGCGTATGACACACAGGACAACATCCTCGGTGACGCAAACTCATTCCTCCGTGACTACCTCCGAGTCAGTTCACCACTCGAGTTGAAGGTCCGCGTGGATCACCTCAACTCGAACGCGGGACAGTTCGACTGGTTGTGGCTCGTGAGAGCACAGCGTGAACACTTCGAGCGAGCAGTTGCCGACCTGCGCTACCTGCGCATGATCGAGAACCGGCTCTTCGGATGATACTCATCGGAGTCATCGGAGAGGGTCTCGCAGCGGTGGGTGCGATCGGTCTACTCTTCAACGACGGTATGCGTGATGTTATCGCTGCTACCGTGATGCTGGTGTGCGGTATAGTTCTTCTGATAGTCGGAAGTTACCTCAGTAGAGACGGAGATCGAGACAAGTGATCGACAAGATCATTCCTGTGAACACAGACGTGACCAGTGGGTTTGGTCAGCACGTCCCGGCCGTGCTGGGTGCGGTGTTCTTTGCGGTGATGGCCGCACTGATCTGGAAGTATCTGCCCAAGCCGCTACTGCTCGTCCTCGTCGTCCTGCTGGTGGTCCTCTTCTACGCGTATCACGGGAAGCACTGATGCGTCGGGCACTGGTCACGACGACCATCAACCCGCCGACCGAGCAGTTGCGAGCGTGGTTGTCACAGCTTAAGACGGATGATGTTGTCGTCATTGTCGGCGATCGAAAGACACCGCAGCTCGAGTTCGTCAAACTGTGGGAAGAGTTTCCCGACCTCGAGGGCTACTACGTTGACGTTGAGTCGACCGAGTTCGCCAGCGAGCGAGTAACGGGATTCAACACCATCCAGCGACGCAACCTCGGATTTCTCAGGGTACTCAAGATCCAAGCAAACGGTGGGAACATCGACTATGTGATCACCGTTGACGACGACAACGAACCCGGTGATGACGAGTGGGTCGGCGATGTCGATGAGATCATGCTCGGCAAGAGTCCGATTGACTGGGTCCTGAAGGGCCACGAGGGTTGGGCCGATCCGGGCGAGCTCTCGATACCTCGCACGACGCACCGTGGGTTCCCACTGGAGATCACCAACACGCACCGATGTCGTGAGACGTTCAGGGTCGAGGTCGACAAGTCGCCCGTCGGAGTCTTCTGTAGCATCATCACCGGAGACCCAGACATCTCGGCCGTGGAGCGGTTGC